CAAGGTCTTCAGTTCTCTCCGATTTCCCTCGGTATGCGTGCTAACCGAAGGTTCCGGAAGTTGCTTTTTCAATGTTTCTAATGCACCATTGAGAGTCCAATCATCCTGTGGTGGTCTCATCGTGTTATTGAACTCAGCAGCCTGACGACGAAGTTTATCCAACAAATCCTGTTGCTGTCTTAGATATTTCGACAATTCGGTAGCATACTGCGATGATTTATAGGTGGTCTTGACACCGTTGATTGAAAATACAATCTGCATTGATGTTATAGTACCAGTTGTCTGTAGTTGATCACCAATATTGACAGCAGGCAATCCTGCCACCTCTAGCTCAGCGGTTTTCGCATCTAGCGTCACATCTGCCACTGTTTTAATCTTTGACCTGGCTACCTGGTCCATTAGGCTGATACCAGTAGAATTTGTAATGCCACGATAGCCAAATGCCCATGGAGTCAGAGAGGAGTCGATAATAACCTCGGCGCGGCCAATCGCAGTATTTCTGTTGGACCATGGACCATATGTTTGCCTTTGATCCTGAAGTGCCAAATAGGTGTTATCTAGCTCAGTGAGTCTGGTCTTCGTTATAGTTCTACTGTTTCCAGAATGCGCTACCTTTTTTACTCTCAGTGGTGTTGCTAGTGTAAGCACAAAATATTGATCGCTAAAGCTTTCACTCCATTCGTCTTTGAGGGCATCTGTGTAAATCAATGTGCCGTTGGCAACTTGGGCTATATCGCTACTGATACTGGTAATGAACCTGGTAAAATCTAGTCGAGTCGTTGTTGATATATCGGGATATTCATTGAAAAATAAGATCAGGGCCGAAGCTACGCTCGTAAACGTAATAGAATTTTGTATAAATACAATGAATAACTCAAGCCAATATTCCATCTCGGCAAAGCCATCGACAATCTCTAGTGATGCCTTCAGGGATACATTTCGCTCATCATCTATGTAGCTATTAGGATTAGAAAAAAGTTCGTCATCCCACTGATATGTTAAGATAACGCCACCGGAAGAGGCCCTTTTACCAGGAATCGGTAGCGTAACAAATGTTACCCATCGTCCATCATCTGTTTGGAATTTCAATTGTCCATCTCTATTAAAGTCCATCGGAATAGAACTAGACTCATTCCATGCTGCACTGGTAGGCACTACCCAGGATTTACCATCCGATCCGATCGTCGAAGTTGGTGTAATAAGACCGATGAATTTTCTTCCCCAATATTCATTTGCGTAGGACAATATCTTCTGAGCATCTTCTTCCGTAAAATCCTCCGAGGTGAAATCATTGTTAATCACCTGTTCCATCACGGCCTCAGAATATACCGGGTCTTTCCTCTTATTCCCGGTTGCGTCAAATCCCCAAAACTGCTCCCACAAAGAACCATCGGCCTGGTGTAAGTACGATCGATATCCTCCTGATAGCACCACCTTCTGAATCGCATCTCGATTTTCCAATCCCTCATGTTTGCGAATGACAGCACCAGAATGCATGGCCTCTAATTGACTAACGGTAACATCAGTCAGATTAGTTCTGCCAAAAAAGTTGACAGAAATAACATTGCTTGACGACGTAGTAACGTACCAGTTATAACCGTGATCATTGGCAATCTGCGAGATCAACTCCACAAGGGACATGGTCCTGCCCTTTATTGAGTATTCAACAGAACTGCCTCTGGTTGGTAGCGTGAAATTAAAGTTAACCGTATATCTCTGGCTACCATACTTAATCGTAGCAGCTTCAACAGCCGTAGTGATCTCGCTAATCGGTATCCCATTTGATATCTGTGATGCGTTCTGTGGAGCAACAGATATCACATTATCTCCGTAGTCGTATGCCTGTGTATTGCCAGTATTAAAAGACGACCCTATCACAACCTGAGTGGCTTCTAGAACCGGCTTTGCATCCGTAATCCTAACCTGAAACACACCAGTACCAGCAATATCTTTCTTGGCCTCGCTCCACGACTGAACGACACCCCTAAAGTCAAGCTCTCCAACAGAAATATCAACCGCTTGTCGATTTGAGATACTGACAGTCTGAGCATCCCGAACAACAGTAGCAGTTATGACCGTTGGATTCTGATTAATGCCAAGTGAGACATTCAGACTTCTCACCTTACCATTAAAGAGTTCGTATGTGGTAATCGTGTCAGCCACCTAAACTAACCCTCCTTCAGGAACCTGGTGGTTCTCTCTGCGGCTCCAGTTTGCGGATTCCAGTTATTGACATCACTGATGATAGTACCACCATCCCCGTACGGTACCGTATTCAACGTGGGTTGCGTCGAGTGTCGCTTCGAACGGATCGTGACATTTATAATTTCTGACGTTACCGTCCCCATATCCTGTATAATGGGACCAGCAGCACGACCAGGGATAGGTATGTTGGCATAGACAGAAACAGCTTCCTGAGTCTGAACCGTAATTTCAGTGCCGTGTGCATCCCTGTCTGTCCATGTCCAGCTACCCCTTACGACGCCACGCTTTTTATCGAAAGATTTTACTACTGAGACCTTGTTATATGTCAAGGTCGTGTTGGCAAGGTCTTTGGCGCTAGCCAATGCAACGGTATCGGTGGACAAACCTGTTTCAGCATTAGCCAATCTTGTTGCAGAGGTTTCTCCCTTGCCCTCTATTGTTTGTGTATAGGTAAGGGTATTTAATTGGGTGTCGAGAGCATAAGAATGTTGAGCCTCCTCTGTTACAAAATAAGTAGCATTATCAGATGTGCTCCACTGATATGTGAAGCTAACTGTGCCGTCTTGCTGATTCAACGAAAAGGTCTTTTTACCAGGATACGTAGGTAGTGTTTTGCCGCCCAATAGCGAACCAACATATGATGTAGCAGTAGTTCTCGCGGCAGATATCGATGGAACAGCAGATTTCGCATGATCCATATTAACGATATTGCCGTCACGACTACCGTCCCCAACGCCGTAAATGGTTCCCTGGTATGTAACATCATACTCACCAGTAGTCTGATTATACTCTACGGTGAACTGACGTTCTTCGTACGAATTATCCTCCGATAAAACCCATTCTTCCGTGACACCATAAGTCCCGCCATCTTTGTCTATTTTAGTAACAGTACTATAATGGCCAACAATCTGGTCTGTCGCGCCCAATGCAGCAAACATAACTGCACTGTCAACCGAACCACTCACCTTCGTATCTACCCAGTCCTTCGCCCGTTGCCACGGCTGTTTGTTCTCATACGGGTCTCCACCACCATCATAACCTAATTGGCCACCAGCATTAACATCATGCGTTACTCTATACTGCTGATTATTCCTGCCATCGGTCTCCTCAAATGACCATGTTTCCGATGATGTAGAAAGTAAATCTGTCGAGATATCATCTTCTAGGCTAACGGTACCATTGATATAAATCCACGGAGCTTCTAGCTCTATTGTATAATCGCACCTATCTGCCCATGGCCCTTCGGCAAACTTGATAGAAATAATGCGAGGATAGCACTTCATTGGAGGCTGACCACCAGCAGGTTGCCACTCTAGCGAACCACCATCTTCGCTAAATAACCATCTTAGAGCTTCTTGTTTCCTAAGTATGGAATCAAATGTATCCTGGTCAAAGACTCCAGGAGACTGATCCGGAGGATATCCCCCAACCGTCCAATGCGCATCGGCAATATTAATATAGTTTCCACTTGGACTACCCCTATATGGCAACAGCGTCCCCGTCAACACGATCGAATACTTAGCTCCGATTTTAGTTCCATCGCCGCGAGAGACATAATTTTTGCTAACAGTAACCAGCGGAGCAGGAATCACTTTACGTCCAATGCTGTCTGATTTCGTATAAAAAACTGACATTTATACCACCCCATCAACAATTTCAGGCATACGGTCTCTTTTAACAAAACGGTTACATCTGAAGCACAAAAGCGTTAAATTATCAAGATAATATAATCGTCTAAGTTTATCAATAGTTGTAGCTGATGATAATGGTATTACATGATCTATGTCAAATCTATTAATATCATAAGAAGTACCACACATCGGACACCGGTTCTTCTGTAACCTTCTAATGTGTTCCAGATGCTTGTGTAGTTGGTCGGCATTATATGGCAAATGACGAGAAAAAGATATTTTGTGTCTTGCATACGCTTGCAGTGAACTTTGGATTCTAGTCTTATAATTGCCAAGAGACGATTTTCTGTATTCTCTTAGCCATTCCCTACTGCATTTTATGCATTTTAGTCTATGCCCATACCGATAATATGTAGTCACACCATGTTTTTTACATTCAGCAACTACCCTATTGGTTCCACAAGATCGCATAATCGGTTTTCGCAGTGCCTCTTTGTTTATATTGCGTATACCCATCTTGTGAGCCTTAGACCTTATGGCGTGATGGGTTCGTCCTGGTAATCTACTAGCGATAATTACTCCTTCGGTAGGATAAAACTGAATCAATATCCGAATTTCCTCTTCTGACCACTTGGATGTAAGACCAAGTCTCGATATGCGAGACTGAACTGATGTCAATGATCTACCCAGAATTACAGCAATATCCCTGGCAGTTTTATCTACATGATATTTAGTCAAGATACTATCTTCTGATTCTGTCCATTTTTTGTATTTCATCATTTAATACCCGTGCGTATATAGATCAGCAGATTGGTTGTATTCTCCGATATCAGTAACCTGTATGAATAACGTATGATCACCCGAAGCAATACCCTCTACACCGAAGACAAACAGGCTAACATTATCATTTATGGTATCCTTACCATAGGTATACACATCCATCGACCCAGAACTCGTTCCAGATATACCAAATATATATAGATTAGACGTGCCAGAGTACAGCGTTGGCCCAGCATACCCAGAGGTAAACAGATTGAGTCCACCACTAAGGCCAAGGTGAACTTGCGCAAATGCAGCTATCTCGGCGTTAAGCGCATAGTAGCCGTCGGATAATAATCCTGTATCACCACCATAGACAGATTTTCCTTCGACAAATAGACCAGCCGAACCAGTAGTCAATATCCCGTGAGGACTATCTCCCGACGCATGGCCTTGAATGTATAAGTTGGCCGTATTGTTAGAGGTATTTCCAACCTTTATGAACGATGCCCATGTACTACTAGCATCAATTAGTGCAGGATCATCAACTTCAACAAATGATGACCACTCACCAGTTGTTGTTGACACCTCGGCAGTATCCTTGATGAATAGTGTAATGTTGCCATTGGTGTAGAATAAATCGGGTTCCCCAGGAGTAGCTCCATGCACAAATAGATTTAAATCACCAGATGGATTGTTCGTAACGACTTCAACATATGCATCAATATATTCTAGGCGTCCACGCATGTATAGTGACATATCACCAGATGCAACTGCGTGCCCCCAAGTATGTAAGTCGAGATTGTCGGTAATAAATGGGACACCAGATATGTATAAATCCATAGAACCAGATGATGGATTGTGGCCATGCATGTAATGGTCAATACTGCCGGAATACGGCGCATTGGCCCGAACAAAAAGACTAAAGTCGCCAGACACAAAAGTTTGGGCCTGCAAGAATAATGGGATATTCGCAGTTTCTACTTGTCCAGGTATATACAGATTGAGTGAGCCAGAGGTATCAGTATGTCCATGGGCAAACAAATCGGTACTACCAGATGTTGTAGTGCCAAAAGTGCTGGTATACTCATTCATTGTCCTGCCATGAGTATCGCCAAGCTCATACAAATTAGCAAGTTCCTGATCTGTGAATAGATCATTGCCTGCCCACAGGACAACTTCATCTAAGGCAAAGTCGACAGCATCACTTCCCTGAGTACCAGCTACTCGGACCCTATCATCCGAGCCTGGGACACCAGTATTGGTATCTACACCCAGATCAACCCATCCACTCCCATCCAGACTAACTCGATGCCGCCATCCGCTAGTTTCATAGCGACCATCCACCAAGATTAAGTGCCATCCTGGATCATTGACCGGCGCGGGGGTCCAGTCTTTATATTGCGCCGTATTATCAACTTCTACATAAATCCGAAAACCAGTAGCCGTAGTTGCCTTATAGAACCACAAGGCATTTCGCAAAGAATCAGAGCTATTAGAATAACCAATCTGGACGTACCTAAAGGTGGTATCATTTGTAAGAAAACCGCTGGTCCAGCAGGCACAGGTAAACCCACTCACACTGGCCATATCGCCATATGGGCTCAATACATGTTTCAGAGCGATGGAAGTGGTGGGAGCCTCTACGCCGCTAGTGAAAATAGATGGAGTAAACTGAGCAGCATCACCAGTCCAAGCTATATCTTGAGTGTACTCCGTTAGGTTATCTAACGGAAGATAATACCTGACATGTTCATCATGTAACAAGCCCGATGGCACTATGCAAGCTCCTGTGCAGTATCCGTGGCTGCGATAGAAACTTCAGAATCACTCTTCGCGGCTAAACTTTCCAAGGCTTTACGGGTAATAGTTTTGGCTATGGCGACTGCTGCCTCTTCCAACAATGGTTTAACCTCATCGGAAACATCTGACGGAAGAGTAGACAAATCCAAGTCGATTCGTTGATCGGTAACAACCCTTAGCTCATTAGGTTCTGCGAGGGCTGTTCTTAATCCGTCAATACTTTCGGTAAGCTGGCCAATTTGCTCACTAGACTGTTCCCCTACTTCTCGTGTTCCTGGAGCAGCGGGGGATTCAGTCCTTTCCAGCGGATTCTGTTCTTGACGGTCGTGAATCGCCTGTAAGATATCGGTTATGGCCCTGTTATTGGCATTTAACTCCAAACTAAAGCCCTCAAGTGCCTCTTGGGCCTGCCGGATGGTTACAGCACCAGAGCTTATCTGAGCGGGTGTAACCCCAGGCACTCCAAGGTTGGTTCCGGATTGGGACAATCCACCTAGACTCTTAAAATCAATAACAGCCTGCCCGAAGCTGGCGATATGATGCTTCATCATTTGGGCAGCATCCATTTGTGTACGAACAGACTCGCCAAACACACTAACGGACATATCAAAATTCTGGACAACCTCTTCTTGCGTCTTGGTGTTATTGCTTACTTCTTTTGCCAAGTCTGCTCGTATCGCATTATCCTTTTCTATTATTACATCAAACTTATCTTGCAGTGCCAACTGTTCCTGTAGGTGCTCCTGCTGTAGATCAAACATGATCCTTTGCGATCGTAGCGGACTCATGCCCCTTTCCTCTATAGTCTCTCTCTGCTGCTGAGCCTCAAGCTGCTGCCTCAGCTTAAGGGTTTGCAATTCATAATCAAGTGCCTGCTTGGTACCCTGGCTTAGGGCTTCCATGGATGTCTGCAATTCTATAATCTTGCGACTCAGATTCCCTGCCCTCTCGGTAACCGCCAAGAATCCCTGAGAACCTGGCTTAAGGGTTGCCAAAGCGGACCTCGCTTCGGAAAGCTCAAGGGTAAGCCTGCGGAAACTATCTCGAACCTGCTGACGTACTCGTTCATCACCAGCGACATCAGCCAACCTTCTTCCGCGACCCTCGAAGAAATCTGCTGTCGGAGTAGCGATACCAGCACGACCACCTCTCGCTATCCGCTCCTGTTCCAACAGTTGTAGCTCTTCGAATGTGCCTCTCTGTTGTCTTGAGGGAGTTCTGCCCCTAGCATATATACCGGATCGCCTTAACTGCTGCTCTAGGAAAACAGCCTGCGACTCTGGCCTGACAGGTACAGCTAATTCCAGCCTACGGACAACCGCTAACCTATTCAACTCATCCTGAAGACGATCGAATGTATTTCGCAAAAACTGTCCGATAGTCTCTACGGCAGCATTAGACGCACCGAGACCTATGTCGGCAAATTCCTGCTTGAACCTACGCTTAATTTCTTCTGGATCAATGAGCTTACCTTCAGAAGCTAGCTGGATATCCTCTGCGATAGTTTGGAAGAAATTCTCAAAATTATCCTTGACAGAGTCTGGGACATTTCGCTGGAATGCGAAGAACTTATCTATCTCACTACCCAAATCGACGCCAGACGGCAAATTAGACACGTTAATGATGAATTGATCGATCAAGTCTTCGATCTCGGATATCCCGCCGACGAACCGTGGTATGTCTGGAGTAAAGGCGAACAGGTCCTTAAGACCATTGGTGCGGACAAGTTGTTCTATCTGCTGGGCACCGAAATCAAAGTCAAAAGAGGGTGCCTGAATCCCACCACGGATAATTGCTATGTCCCCCTCGAACAATTTTGCGGCAGTAGTTATCATCCGGGTAGTTTTATCGATTGCCTTAGAAAACTGCAATAGTTGTCCGACCAATCTAGGAGGTATAACCTGGGTTGTAAGTTGTAGAATCTTCTTCCGTTTCTCGGCTTCGTCCCTAATTACCTTAGCACTTTCGTTTACTTTGTTGGTCCACACCTCAAGGCCACCAGCAGATTCGATGACAGCACTAGCGAATTGATTAGCATCTGTGACGCTATACCCTTCGTCGAGGCCAGCCTCAACTAGTTTTCGTCTAGCTATAAATGGGGTTTCATCTATCTGGTTATCCTGAATAATGCTCCTGGCCGTACCCTCTATAATACTATTGATAATTTTGGGACTACCTTTAAGTATCTGTCTAACGTGTTCCTTGATATCAGATTGTGTTAGCCCACTTCTAGTCAATAGTGTGCCATAATCTCCCTCTAATACATTGCTTAGTTTTCTCCCTATACTATTAAAGACCTTAGAAAGATTAAAGTTTTTTCTTGGGTCTGAGCTAATAATTAATTCATTAACGCTTGCGTTGATATTGCTGTATAGTTGATCAATCCCACCAGATAGCGATTCCGCGTCTATCGGGTCTATATCTATGGAAGAAACTGACTGTATAGCAGTTTGCACTATTTTGTCACTTAGTTCTTTAGCTGTTTTAGTTGCCTGTAGTGCGGCAAGAGGTAGGGCAATAGCTGTTGTAGACAGTAGTGTTCCACCAATACCTCCTAGCAGGCTGTTTTTCTTCGATAGATTGCCGACTAATCCACCGCCACTGATAAATTGAGCTATGGTTTGTTTTCTAAACAGGGCAATGGCCGCAGTAACAGCAGCGGTTGATGTGATTAATGTGGAAGCAAAAGTTCTGGTACCGTCAGCAGTTGTTAGAAAAGATGCTGCTAATTCAGAAGCTGCAATCAACAACCCTGCCTGAGCAAAAGGACTGGCTACGATACCGGCCCCAATGCCACGGGCTCCACCACCAGCAGCAGCAAAAGCAGCGGGACCAGCAAGTTGGCCGATCTTTGGACCTATGAAGCTACCAATCCCACCGAGTATTGCAGTACCCGCGAAAAGTGCACCCAATTTTGTCATAGTCGGAATGATTGGTTTCAGGGCATCTAACAAAACGATGGCACCCTCGGCAGCACTTGTCAATCCCTGGATGAACGGTATGAATACACTTTCGCCCAATTCAATGGCAAGTTCCTTAGCTTTGGCTATTAAGATATCGACTTGCTTGCCAACTGCCTGCAAGCCCTGTTCAGCAGTTCTGTTCAGAGTTCCCCACGAATCTTGCGATTTGCCCAAAATCTCATTGGTCATCTTGGCGTTACGAGCCAGCGCTATAACACGACTGAATTGTCTTCTACCGCCGAGTCTAGTAAGTAGCTCGATATTTTCTTGGGTATCTAGATTACTTTCTAGAAATTCACCGATTCTTTTCAGAGCCTGAATGGGTCCGACAAATTGACCTTGTTCGAATATTCTAACGTTCTTAGTTTCCAAAAATTTAACTATTTTTGGATCGGCTAGTCTGGAAGACAATGTTTTAAGAGATGTGCCAACCGCAGATGCACTTTCTCTCGTCTCTGCTCTGATTGTAACAAACGCAGCAATAAACTCATCCAGTGTTCCACCAATAGCCTGAAAAGCTGATCCACCTCTCTTAAGACCTTCAATGATATCCGGGAAAGACGCAGCATAATCATTTTGCACCTTGAGCATTTTATCAAATACCTGTTCGACGGTTAATCCTTCTTGATCGAACTGTCTCATTGCTGCGATGACACCATCAACAGATTGCTCCATACTTTGAAAGATGGGCGTAAGTGGAATTTTAGCTAACTGTTCAATGGCTTCGGTTAACTCTTCGCCTCTGAACCCAGCTTGAGCCAGTAACTTCGCGGCGTCAGCGATATCGGAAGCACTAGTACCTGTGGTTACAGAAAGGTCTAAGAATTGTTGAGATAAAGCACCAAGTTGGTCAACAGATGTATTTAGAATCTGGGACAACGAAACCAGAGCCTGATCAAACTCTATAACAGATTTGGTACCAGCACCTATTAGTTGTATACCCTTGAATGCCCCGACTGTAGCGGCGAGAAATGCAGAGTACCTTTTCCCGGCAAGATATACCTGATCCCCAAAACTTTGAGCACCCTTGGCAGCTACACCCAATTGTTTCCCGGCCCGTTGTGCGTTTTCCCCCAACTTAATGGTGACATTTGCTCCTTTGCCAATTTGTACCGCTGCTGTAGCAGCATTAAGCCCAACGGTCTTGAGCCCAGCAGATAGTTTCCCAACGTTGCCCGTTTGTATACCGGCCAATTGCTGTTTAACCTTTGCTAGTCCTAAGACTTGCTGGACACGCAAATTGACATCAAGAACGAAAGGAGTTGCCATTTAACTCACCGTTTTCTTTTCTCTCTTCTTTGGCTTTTTTGCTTTCCCACCTCTGGACTTACCTAGCGGCTCCCCGGTATCATCATCTAAAAATGGCTTAGTTTTCACAATAAAATCACCATTCTCGTCCACTGGTCTTCCTTGATTGTCGATAAAATTGCCTTTTCCATCAACAAATCGTCCGTTCTCATCAATAAGTTGACCATCTTCGTTAATCAACTGTCCCTTATCGTTGACAAGCCTCCCCGAATCATCGGCGAATCTAAACTTTCTCAACCATTCGTTCTCAACAAGGCTTGCCTCTGACTGCTGATCGTAACCATATAGAATTCCAGCCAAGACGGTTGCACTATCCACAGCAGCCTGTTCTGCTTGTCTTGCTTCATAGTCTATAACATCAACAAAAAGAGGCTTATTGTCACCTTGTGTCATCACGCATTTTGTCATAAGAAACTTGAACTTCTTATTGTCAGCAATCGATTCCATTGTTATAGCGTCAAACTGCGACCGCTTTGCATATAGGGCCATCATGATTTTTCTTTTGGTCCTAATGGCTATAGCGATGTTTCTCCCCTCTGAGACGGTAAGGCCACCCTTCTTCAGTTCATATTCGAGAGATCGTAGCTCCAACTGCAACGTTAGAAAAGTTTTGGCATCTTCTTCTGTCCAGATACCCAGGTCACTGAGGTGCTTGTCAAGTTGCTGCTTCGAGAAAAGCTGGTCACCATCTGAGACACTTTTTCTCATTAGTCTAGTCAATTCGATACTATAGACCATCTGAGCTTCTTGTAGTATCTTGTGACCCGGAGTTCTAACAACCAACTTGATATCCTGACCATCAACGTCTACTGTATCTACAACCGTAGTCTCCACAACATTATCCATCACTTTCTCCTCCAAAACTAATACTATATCCTCGGAAACTGATTTGATGCAAATCAATCTCCATTCCTAAAGCACGCGACTGTGCGTTCCCTTTATCCAATATGTTCTTGCGAATCTGTTCCCATCTCTTTCTGTTGGCTATTTGTTCCGGACTCAATACATCTTCTGGCAAATTGTGTCCCCAAAGTTCCTGACCAAAAGTATTCTCGAATTCAGACAATGCAGCTATAAAACAAGTCCGAAACTTTCTTTGCGATATCCTCTTGAGACGGTTCCTGGAATCTTGGTCAACCCTCTCTTTGTGAACACTCCGCTGTGATCGATTTAGGGCTGCCAATTCTTCTTCTTTACTTGACATCGGAATCTCCCTATCTACGACGACTGATGTCCTTAACCGTTTTTCGCTGCATAGCTGCCAGTTGCTCTCTCATTTCCTGCTGGCTATCTGGCATATCCTGTTCTCGCACCGAACCACATCTTTCCAATACCTTTTGTCTAGCTCGTATTTTGGCCCTAGCTCCAGGATCATTCATGTCATACACCCGCTTAGCACCATCTCTATCGGCCATGATGAACTGCTCATTACGACCAGGCTTTGTCGGTCCATTAGCCATATTGGCCTTAGACGTTTTGTCGGTCTTTTTGCTTTGCCGCATAAACCAGGAATCTAACAAATCATCATCATCTATTACATCTTGTGAAGGTCTTTCATACGCACCATAAACCGAATCATATACGGTAGACCAATAAACCAAATCTCTCTGATTCGGGGACCATAAAGAGATATTGTTGCCGAACAAATCCCCCGTATTTTTGGCGATCTCCCAGTACACCCTCCATGGCTGAGACCTTGCAACCCTACGTATAATCTTAGAAGACATCTTCGATTTTCTGAAAAAGATATCACATAATTGGGTTATTAGCCCGATGTCGTCACATTGTTCGAAATCATCTATCGTTTCCCAAAATGGCTTACCATCTTCTGCCTCAGCAATGCGACTAATCAGATATCGCTGCTGACTAATAAGAGCATGGGCCTCTGCACTATTTTGGGTTAACTCCTGTCTATTCGATAATCTTTCTACCAACGCAGCTTCAGCACGACGCAATAGAGACCGTGTTTTCTCCAACTTGGTCATATCGAACAAGAAATCAAGCAGCCCCAGCCTTATCTTATATATGTCGTCTTGCAAACCTGATATCTCGGCTTCCTGCTTATCACTCCATTGTCCCAAGTCAATTAGCTGTTGTATTATGTCAGCCTCACACGACAATCCAAGTATCAGTGCTTTCTGACATTCTGTATTATATACAATGGTTGACCTAGCCTGTTCCATCTGGGTGGGAGGACGTAAAAGGAGTGAAAGTTCGGTGCCACTCTTGGTAGTTACAAATGCCGGGGTATTACTCCAGCTAATAGTAGCGATTAATCGTTCTATTTCACCGTTATCCATGTTTTTCCCAGTCCCAAATCAACAAGGCACTGTCTGTCCCTACCACTTCTGTCCACAGGTTTATACACCATTGTTATTCTAGGAAATAGGGGCCAACTAACCAATAAAAAAAGGCCGACAGCTTTCGCCATCGGCCCAATGGGTATCAATTTAGCCTATTAGAATCGGCCCTGATCTGTTACCTCGGTTGGGATACAAGTGACAATTGCCAACAGTTCCACGGGAGTTGATCCTGCGACCCCGATAGCGTCCTTAGCCTGAGCAGATAGGGTAGCCCTCAAGGAACCTCCCTTTGGAACGGCCACGTAAGTCTGGTCTAGGCTTAAATTGAAAAGACCACTGGCATTGGAAGGTGCACGAAGTAGCAGCTTGTCGGTACTGGATACCGATCCAGAAGCATCCTGCGTCACCACTGTATTCCACGAAGCACTAGATGGTTGTGTCGGAGACGTATCTTTCGTAGTTGAGCTTTGTAAAGCTACAGTGAGATTTGATCCACTGCCACTGAAACCAGCACCGGATACAGAAACACATTGCACTTCAAAATCAAGTACCTTGATCGGAAATGGACAATTCTTGTTGTAATAGTTCTCAGTATCAGTTGTTGCTGACCCAGAGACAGCCGTTACCGATAGCGTTTTATACATCTTGATCGGCTTTGGCGACGGATTCCGATTTGCTCCCCAAGTGTCTGTTACGAGTGTCATAGCACTACCTCCATCAAAAGATAAGGCCAAAGGGATTCCGGCCACGCAACCGAAGGCCCAGTGGATTCACCTGTTCTGGTTATACACCAAATGGAGGTTTAAATGGAGTGTTTTATTGTCCATGGTGACATTTAATTCGCCACAGTTCAGTTGGAGGTGAACCATGTCTAATCATGGGATACTAACTCCTATGTGTCGGCCATCTATCCGGATCAATCCGCCTAAGCTGTCGGACGGCCATAATCCGCTGGCATTCGTGAATGCTGCGACGAAAATCATCTATATCATCTGGATGTGTCGGCGTGAGTTTCACGAAATGATTCCAGGCAGATATGAGATTGTCGGAAATTTCTTGTTCTATCTTACACATTAAACATCTCCGAAGTCGCCATTCGGATTTGCACCGAGACCCCCTGGTTGGAAACCAGGAATGCTGCTGTTAAACACCACGGCGACGAATACCAGCGACAGGAGTCGAACCTGCATTACCTGGTCCACAGCCAAGCGTTCTACCGTTAAACTACGCCAACCACTACAACCGACTTTCGAGACCAATCCCAGTTTACTGTCTCCCAAAGACAGATGGTGAGTCCCCACATCTGATACATCGTTTCATAAAATGTGTATTGTTACCCCAACGGTCATGTTCAACCAGAGTATGGGGCTCAGCATAACTGTGACCCAAGACCCAACACACCGCACGACGCAACCAGTACCTTAAATTCCTTGGCGGTATTCTTTTCATTTCTTATCTCCTGTCTGATTAATTTCCATAATCTTTTTTAATTCATCTCTCGGGGTTAGACTGGATGACCTATAAACCCATCCGTCATTAGTCAGCAATAGGTGTCTAATCGCATGGTGATTGTGGCACAGAATCTCTAGGTTGGCTATGTTATTGTTGTTTTTATCCCCATCTATATGGTGAACCACCAACATATATCTATGTTTAACACCACAATCCGAACATTGGTTAGGGAGCATCCGATACGCAATATCTCGATAATTAGATGGACTTACCGGGTTATAGTGTCGTGGATGTATGTCAGAACAACTACCCAAAAAGCTTTGTGCATAATCTTTACACCGTCTGCTACAAAAGGTTTTGCCGTGCTTAGAGTTTTTAAGCTTATTGGGGGTGCGGCTAAATGGTTTTCCACAATTATCGCAGACAACAACAATCCTGTTTCTGCGACCGATATTAGAACAATTGTGTGAGCAATATTTTGGCTGCGGTCTTGTATCAGAGACCAATCTCTCCACAAATTCTAAGCCACAGGTTTGACACACATATATCTTCCCACGACGTTTGTGTCCATATTTGTCTGTAAAGGTCATACAGTTACCTCCACTGGAAGCATTCGGATTCGAACCGAAATCTCCTGCGTGCAAAGCAGGCGTGTTCCCATTATCACTATGCCCCCTAATCTAACTGAATCTTTCTTTTCAGGTCATAACCAATCGCCTTCTTCTCCGGTTCGTGCTCCGGAGGTGGAGACTCGTGATCGTCTGGCGGGTCATCTGTAGAGGTATAAGAATTAGTATTAGCAGCACCAGTTAGCTCTGGACTGGGCAAATATTCAAATGAATCACCCGGCTGTGACATCATGAATTTGACGGCACTCCCATGCATTTTGTATATCTTGCCAGGAGGCACATAGTCACTAGCGATAATTTTAATACCACATATCATCATCGTTGTTCGCGAATGTTCGACCACAGCACTGCCAGGCCAGTCGTTACGCTGCCTCAATTGAAAAGTTATGTGCTCAAAATCACCGCCCCATACCAAAAGCGTATCTACGGGATTGATATTGCCGTCCTGGTGGTGTACTTCAGCAATTATTTTCATAACATCATCAAGACTGACGACATGTTTATCTTTGTCCATACTTCAATCCTTATCGAGACAGTCGTTTTAGCATCTCTTGATACTCCTTACGGAGTTTTTCCAGTACCGCCTTCACTTCTTTGCGCCCATGTTCCAATCCTTCGTTATACCAGATTTTATTAGTCGCAGAAGTTTTTCCACCACACCTAGAACACCGGTAATCACGAATTAATTGTTTCCCTTCTACCGGTATCGGTTGGAAATCGTGAGGTCCCCTGCAACTCCTCAGCTTAGCCTGATTGGCCTTAACATCCCTCCATATCTGATCTACAGTTTCAGGTTCCACGTCAGCAAACTCCAATATCTCTTCGATATCATTTAGGTTCACCTTGGGTTATCTCCGCTTTTCTTATTGGCCAAACATATGGCAACTGGTCCGTTTCGCTCCACCCAAATTGTCCATACCACTCATGGTTCTTGCGCAATAAATTCGACCTATGAGAAGCATGGAATTTTTCATTCCCGAACCACGGTGGCATCTCAACTGGTTCTGTTACTTCTGCAATCTGCATCGTATTGTTATATCCACGTCGAATCCACTCATGGATACACTTATTCATGTACAGCCGCAATGCATTCTCGTATCCCCACCACATTAAAACGGCAGGGTGATTTGCCCACCGACTACCGTGGACAAGAGTATTAATAATCTGCATGGCTTCTACTCTTTGCTTACCAAGCCTTTTATAATCAAGACATTGCACACTCTTGCCAAAATTGGCATATGGAAGAAAAGTTTGCATCTTATTCTCCAAAACTTACCCGATGGGATTCGAACCCATGACCTAACGGTTAACAGCCGTTCGCTCTGGCCCCTGAGCTACGGGCAAGGTCTAGTCGTCATCTGGCCAATTCCTATCAATTTGTTCCTGGGCAAAACTTCCAGGACGCCTCGCGATACCTGCCCCCGGCATGGATGACTCCAGAGCTATACAGGCAGCTATGTCACACCTTTTGGAGCACACCGGACCACCGTAGAAGTTCATGGGGAGCCTATCACCTGTGTCAGGATGCAAAACAACTCCACCAGATGTTTTCTTAAGCAAACGTTCACAATAACGACATCGAACTTCATCATCCATCGATAATCTCCACAGTAATCCCTCGCTTCTTCGCTTCCCGGACAATATGCTTCGTGCCCTTTGATTTCGACATATCATCATGGAAGGCGATAAGCAAATCTGGTTTCGTATTCAACATCCTAATGTTCCTTTTGGGTCCTGCTGCTTTACCATATTTCTTCCACGCTGCCGGGAATTCAACCACCTCTAATCCGATATCCAGAGCAACTTCGCGAGCGATCAAGTCAGCCCCTTCGCACCCACCCTCGATCACAGTGGTGATATGTGGCAACTCAAGTAATCTCTTACGTATAGTTGGGATATCTTTCCAGTCCCGCGAGCCACATACAATAACCTTCATGTTTCCATCCAAGTATTCGACGATCACATCTCCGTGACACGCCTTGGGTTTACAAAAACATCCGAGTCTTTTGCCTCTGAGTAATTCGATACGTGCAACAAACTCTGGATCAACCCGTAGCCGTTGATAAAAGTAATCACGATATAACTCAATTACTCGCTCTCTGCCGCCATCCTTACCTATGGCAAACGGATTTCCAAAGTATCCATCATCACCATCCCTCGCCCGGCCAACATAAACATCGCACTTATTGGTCCGTATGTTGACTACCGTGGTTTTCCCCATCTATTTCTCTCTTGGCCAAGACTAATACGTCTATATAACCGATGTTTTCTCGATCCCACTCCTGATGCATCTCAGGACGACCAGCGAGATATCCTGCGACTAAATCATGACACTTCTCGTTACAACGAATAGTGTCCGGATCATTCAAGCAGGATAATCCCCATCTTACCCACCCCGACTTCTGAAACAATGGCATGATCCACCCCCTATGTCCGATATACCAACAAAAAAACCCGTGATTTCTCACGGGTAAAGTCCTCGATTCTCATGGGACCTTACCCAGGCGCGCACCAACCCCCAGCGGCATTATGATTGGGTACATTTGGTCTGCATAAGGTTCTCATACGTCGTTCCTCCGGATGTTATGTTATACCCCAAAGTGGTCAGTTTGTTCTAGGAAAAATAAAAAAACCGCTGATTCGCCAGGCGGGCTCAGCGGAAGCCTTTGTGGATTACCTGCCACTGGCAGAGAACTTAGCTTCTAGCCTTTTTTCGATTTCGGGCAAAAACTTAAGGCTATTATTCCACCGACCGAAATAGAAATACCACTCAAACATTGTTAATTTCTTGCCATTGAAATTTTTCAGATGTTCCATATTCTTTGCAAAGTAATCCAAGGCAAATTTTGCATTATCCACAAATTCATTGACCGGAATAATATCGTCTGGTGGATCAAATAAGTCTATATCAGAAATATGCGACAAATCTTCCTGTGTCATTAATTGGTCTCCTTATGTTTAAAAAATTCTATTTGTCTAAGGCGATCCTGGGCTTTCTTCTTGGTTGGGTAGCATCCCAGCTTTTTCCCGCTCTTGCTGAATACACAATACTGTGTTCCAACCTTCCGAACTACAGCCTGTACGTAATATTCCGGATTAACTACCTCTTTGTTCCAATCGGTCATCACTTTCCCCCTTTTGCTCTCGACATTCATAATATGCTGCCAAAGTTTTATCCCAGTCATGGGCCTTTTTGCCAGCAGCAATCAATGCTTCGCCCATTTGAATGGCCTGATCGCCGGTTAAATCCATCCCATAAAATCCTGGAGTGAACCCCTTTGTTGAGACTCGATGGTCGTGGACATTGATCAAAACGTCCGGTCCATCGCCCCAGGTGCACGCAACTGCTATTTTTACCCCATAATTTGTCATAATATTCATTTAATTGGCTCCTAAGCGTTTCAGGGGTCCAGGACCCCGAGCAAGACGTCAAAGTGGCACACAGGCCGGGGAACGGATTATTTGACCCCTTCTAGAAGGTCACCCGTGAGAGCAGAAGGGTCATTCCCCAGGTTATCTGCGTTATCCCAGTAAAATTGCCAACATGTGGAGAACCCGTCAACACATGCAGCGAAATTCCACCCTCCGACGTCACTGACCATCGTCTCCAGTAGCTTGCAGCCATTGCAAAACATGGCCCCAACTGTTAAAATGATAATACATAGACTTTTACGCATCTGTCCCACCCCATCCTCTCGTTCGACCTCGTTTACCCACGTTTGGTGGTTTCCGAAGCGGAGGAAAGCGACTATAAATCTCTCCGGTAGATAGATTTCCCAGTTCAGACAACCACTGCTTTTCAATTGCTGGTGTCCACGGATTAGGATTGCCAATTAAATCAAGTACGGCCTGATTCGGTGGACTCTTTTTCTTGCTCTTACCCATTTTATACACCTCTGCTAACTTACAAGCTAGGAGTGGGATTCGAACCCACAACCCCCGCTTCACAAAAGCGGTGCTCTACCATTTGAGCTACCCCAGCACTCTTAAAATCCACACTGCTTACCGTATTCTTCCCAGATTGCCTTCCGGAAATCTCTGGGCAATCCCCAAAGAGCATCGACAAGCGACCTCTTCCTGCCAGTAGCTCGACAGAAATTATCATTAGGATGACAAACTGCCATTCCATCATTCGCCAATTTCCCATCGATCAGTAATACGGCAGATGAACATCTTCGTGATTCATCTGTAACGATACCAGTTCGTCCCTCTACCTCGCCTGGCTTAAGACGACCATGGTAAAAACGTATTTCGGCTTTACATCCATCATGCGTAACTCTTAGCATCCTTCTTCTCCATTTTCCAACTCTCTTTTCAAAACCTCACAAAGTTCTTCAACCGATGTATAAACCGGTTTACCTAGTTGCTTGGCTAACTCTACTTCTTGGGTAGCCCCCTTGGAAGGACCGGCCAATCTTAGGACAATATCACATTGCCTAACCCACTCCATACACATATCCATCCACGTATGATAATTCTGCGGATGAACAAAATGCCAAAAATGAAACAAGTGTGGTACGAATGGAGCACAGTCAAACTCCACCAAACGATTAGCAGCATCGATAGCTGCCCTGACGTTCAGGATAGTATCTCCCTCAGTATATGGTCCTGCTATGTAAACCTTGTACATTGAATCTTCTCCTCTAATGGCTACGGGCTGGATTCGACCAGCAGTTCCCTGTTGCTTGCGGCAACTTTCGTTCATAGGTCCTAAAACTTGAACTTGGCAGTTTTGTGGGAACACCCCGCCAAAGCCGACTATCTGTCGAGTGTCGCCCTAACAAGACACACCGCAGCCTAGTCCAGGAATAGGGGGCCTCGCACTCCCCTCGGTGGTCACTATTCCGGCGTTCACCACTAACTACCGCGACTTCGGTTTCAGCACAATTTCTTGCGAGCCCATTGCTCGCTCATGCTCTCTCTAGTGTCGCCTAGAGTTAGATCGACGATGATGGGATTCGAACCCACATCTCCTGGATCGACAGTCCGGGGCTCTACCAGTTAAGCTACATCGCCATTCTCTCGTATCTTTTCGTCCTCATAGGTGCTCATGTGTCTACGACGAAACTCAGCAGCAGCTTCGGTCATCGCAGACATAACAACGGCCATCCTGGCATATGATCTTTTGCCGCCAGTTTCCTGATTCGTGAGGAGCTTGGCGAGACGGAAAAGGATATAGTTAAGCTCTCCACCAACTGAGCCATCGCTTTCCCTCGTATTAAGAATATCTGCGAGTCTATCAATCAGTGGATCATATTTGTCTCGCTCTGGTTTCTTGATATATGGCATTATTGTTTAGTCTTTCTTTTTTGTCCAGGTACAACGGATAGGGCCTCTTCGACAGACCATCCTGCCGCCAACCTATATTGAATAGTACCCACTTTTATTCCAATATCATCTGACCATTTGGTTATACATTGTGTCTTGCCCCCATATGTTAACACATGATTATTCCTTCTGTTGGATTGCTGTTCTTTTCTGGTAGCCCACCTACAATTTTCTGGACAATAATTGCCATTGTTATCTATCCGATCCAGAGAACGTCCTTCGGGACGCTCTCCCATATCTGCCAAGAAGTTTTCAAATTTAAGCCATCTTCGGCAAACGACAATCCCGCGACCACCGTAATCTTTGTACTGTTGGTATATGCGATTAGTACATCTTTGGATCATGTGATCCCATGATTTATAGGTACCAGATATTTGTCCCGTACTGTGCCCATGTCGAGTCATGATGTCCTTATGGAAGCAACCACAACTATTAGTGTGTCCATTAACCAAATGACTGCCTGCGACAACGGTCGTTTGGCCACAGTGGCACTCACATAACCACATAGAATTTCCACGGCTATTGTTGGAAACCCTTTCCACAACAGTCAAGCGTCCGAACTTATCACCGATTAATCTCAGGGGTTTAGACATTAGGATTTTGCCAGATATCTGTTGCCAACTACCTTCAACTTTAATCTACCGATCTTGGGAGAACTTCGTTCCGTCGGTAGAGACACGACTACTCCCTCCCGATGATGATTGGCTCCTGGATAGGCAGAATCTTCTTCTGCCATCGCTAAAACCTTCTCCTTAATATATGGTCCTCTGTATAAAAACGGCACCCATGGGAGAGCACTACCAATATCCCTTGCTTCATCAAAATCAAGCCAACGATTACCCTGTAATAAATCAAAAGCCGCCACGAAAACCCTGCCGTTCATAGAACCATATTTAAGGTTTTGGACATTCCCGAAAACTTCGGCATATATAGTTATTCCCTGATTGTGCCTACACCATGCGTCTAAGACCGGATAGTTGTAGAAGGCTTTCCACCATAAGTTGTCCTTGTCCTCGGCCTTCCACTGTTTGCGAGACCCACAATACATCTTGTCGTTAACACAAACAAAACGCGCAGAAGCCCCGTGAAGCTTCTCGGACAAACATATCTCTTCACCATCCTCTAGTAAATAGGAATATTTTCTAAAATTTGGTACATCATATACCGGATAGAAACCATCTGGTCCAGCAATGTTCTCGACAGAATCTTTCTTTAGCGGATTATTCGGTCCCATGCTGCATCGGATAGGTGGCTCATAGTGTTCGATACCAAGCTGTTCCATACAGTCATCGCCGACTTGGGCTCCGGGTGGTGCAGGAATCAATAGCCCCATGGACCATTCGCCCCTGAGCCTACGAGCCTTAATGCGACGATTGCCATTCAGAAAAGCAAAATCTGGCGTATCTGGTACTATGCTGTCGGGCTCAATGTATACAGCAAGATCGCCGTCTCTCCAGTCATCGGTTCGAACTGCACACTGGAAATCATCAACCATGACCAAACTCAAAGAGTCGGCATTCGGATGAGGCTCTAGTTTGACCCGGACCACCTCGGCAGTATGTTCTAGCATTATCCCTCTCCCGACTCAGTTCCGGTAAATATGCCTTGGATGATCTCTCCCCCTAGACCGACCAGCTTGAGGTGTTTTTTGTTTAGCAAACGGCAACATCTATTAAACTGATCCAATATTTCTTCGTGAGATAATGCTTTCCATTCATCCAATACTCTGGCATCACGATATGCCGAGAAACACTTTATTGGATATCCATCTTCACCGGTCATAATACATAGGAGCAAATCGGACTCAGTTTCGTTCTCGAACCAAGACTCTTCTACTACCGAGATATCGGGTCTGAACGTCCAAATGTAACAGATATTGTTGCCATCCCGGTCTCTCATGGCACCATTGGATGGTCTCAGGAAGAGATTAGCCATCATTCATCGCCTTTGTCGCTACCAAATACATCAGGTCCAACTCTGGGCTTTGGGACATCTTTGCTGTCTCGCACCCATCGTTGTGGGTTGATTTCTTCTATCGGCAGATTGGGTGGTTCAACATGATCTAATGGACGCTTGGCCGGATGGATAATTGTATCTGGTCCGGCACATCCTTGGCACATAGTCAGAGACGTTGGCGATGGAAGTTTCTCAAGTTCACCCAATACAAACCCAAGTACCGAAGCCAACTCACTGACCAAAACCTTCGGATGCTTAGTCCCAGTAGACTTACTGATGTCTGCTAGCTTCTTTTTCGCTGACTCTAAATTCATCTCTACCTCCATCCGTTATGTACGGCAATTCACGACACAGGCCATCCCTATCTAGTCCGTAACCGAATACAAATTTGTCCGGTATGTCGAACCCAACGAAATTGGCCACAACACCATTGGTCGCCTTACCCGGTTTCCTTAACAATACTGCCGTCGTAATATCTTCTGGATTAGAAAATCTGAGTTCCTTCTTGACTACACTTAGTGTAACGCCGGTATCCAGAATATCATCTATTAACAGGACTCTGGTACCGAATAGTGAGGTAATCGGTTCGGCAATAATCTTCGGCATCTGGGGAACAGTAGCTAGACCAGGATAAGTAGATGTCCTGATAAAATCAATCTGGACTTCGGTTTTCATCTTTCTGATCAGGTCAGTCATGAAAAAGAGGGCACCAGACAGAACTCCGATTACGACAATAGGTCTTCGCTCGTTCCTGTAATAGTCATCAACCCTACCAGCCATTGCCGCGATTCTAGCTTGGATTTGATCTGCGCTGATAAGCTCTCTCATAAGTCCAGCCTTATCTTTCGAATACAACCGATAGCCCTATAAACAGCCTTCTTCAGCCTGGCAACGTGTCCGTCAACCGAACAATTCTCTGGGTCTGTATTGACCGGCAATTTGGTCCATCTGCTCTTGATCACTATGCCGTCTAGCGTTATAACGATATCAGCCTGTCGCTGTAAAAAATCATCTTCAGTGTCCTTGAAGTCGCTATCGACTATCAGGATTTTCCCGGTAATCATTCGGGCCTTTATTCGTTTAACGCCCTCTAGCTTGTGGTACATATCTTAGTAGTCGTTTACCTGACTCTGTATGCCGGAATCGTGACGCTCATGGGAATAATTGCCAGTTGATGCGCAACCCAAAAGGGTAGCAGCCAACATCACAATTGCACCAACCACTATAATGGTTGGAAGAACATTTCTTAGCTCCATTTCTTTTCTCCAAAACAGACCATGTCAAGTTTGTCTCGACTACTACGTTATACGTTGAAACCCGGTGCTTGTTCTCAAAAAAGCCAGATTATTTTTTTCTTGTAGCGGCTTTTCTGTATTTCCGAACCGGTGTCGTAAGAGCCTTGTCTATAGACCAATTATACCTATATATTCTGTCATAAATAGCAGCGTATGGAATACCAGTTTTCTCGGACCACTCAAGCAATAGCACAGTAACCCCACCGTACGTTAGGTAGATATTATTTCTTCTGTTCCTATTGTTCTCGCGAGAAGTGACCCAACGACAATTTTCGCAAAAATATCCTTTGCTATTATCAAGGCGATCTATTTGTAGGCCCGGTTCCCACCGGTCTCCCATATCTTCTTTAAAGTTATCAAACCTTAGCCAACTGTCACATACCGTAATGCCTCTCCCTCCATAGTTTGCATAATCTTTGTCTTTTGGGTTAGCGCATCTTTGTAGCATATTATGCCACGATTCATATAATCCGGTTGTCGTACCTTTTCTGGCATGGCCATGCCTGATATTTTTTACAGACATATCTAAATACTCCCTATCGTAGTGTCATACAGAATATAACCCACCATCCGACCAAAAATAAGCAAACCGAGAGTCCGAATACTGAAACTGCTACACTCCATCGATAATCCTTGTGTCTAATAATATACACCATTAGGATGCAAGACACCAAAGTGACAGTCAGCTTGAATGTTACCAGACCTACTGTGCCGTGGGTTTCCCAAATGTATTCTGCTACTGGGTTGGCTTCCTCGAAGTGTTCGACATGACGATCACAATATAAAGTGGCACCTAAATCACAGATAGAAACCAACAAGACAATAGTTGGCAGGATGAGGTACCAATATCTTTTCATCGATTATCCAATAAAAAGAGGGGACCGTCTTTCAGGTCCCCGTTCTAAGGTAGCGAAACGACGCGCAAGGATGGCGTAACTAACTTTCGACGCCTGCTATTTGCCTCGTTCCATATAATTATACACCACTGTCGTTACGAAATACCCCCAGAGCATCCTGCTTCCATTTAGGCCACTTTCTCCATATTTCGGTTGCCTTGTCTAGGGTTCGGAGGATAGATTTTTTCTTTTCTTCTCGGCTCTTACGACAGTTATCGCAAGCACATTTACAATCGCACATACAGCCTCTCCCTACCCAAATACCCACTGAGATTTTCATGGGTTTTATCCTTGATGACCTTTTCGATGTCCTGCGGTGTTTTCTCAACCGGTCCAACTATAGACAAACAGTCTATCTTCACAAAATGTTCGGTGGTAGCATTATGATCTTCTAAGTACGATATTGCCTCATCAACAGACACAATAGTCCAGTGTCCTTCTCTAATCATATGATCTGCATATCCTGGATAGTCTATGGAGACTTTGGCCTGCTCTATTTTCCCATCCATTCGAACTGTGTAACATTTTCTTTCTGATTCTACGACTACCAACAGCGTCCTTTCCCAATCGTCGCGGCTGCTGCGATAAATGAGTGGATATTCCATCTAATCATCTCCCCCAAATGCACGTCGTAAGTTATCATCCCGTTGCTTCTTAAGTCTTGCATCTACGTCGTGAGAATTAGGATGGCGTCCGTAGTCTTCTAGGTTCCTCAAAACCCAATCTTGTTCGAGAGTATGGACTGATCCGCAACAACACATTCCCTGGATAACATCGCATGGGTCATTGGACAAATAGAATCTTGGGGGCCAGTGGGACGGATACGAGATAGTTTCAGTACCCGTTGCTAGTTCCTGGCAATCTACACATATCTTAGAATTGGGTGCTTGCTTATTCTTCTGACAACTGATACAGATTCCAGCCTTCAGTGGCATTGACTCCTCCTGTTTGCTAAAACATTCAAGTTTTTTGAACGATTCTGTCGGAACATTATGATCTTCTAGGTATTGCAAAGCTTCTTGGAATGATAATGATAACCAGGTTCCCATATTGATATTAAAAGTTATGCGCAATACTTCCTGTTGCGGGATATTTGAAAATATTCTAAGATGTCCATCCCTCTTAAGGTGATATACCGTATCGGTAGAATAAAGAACACAAAAGACAATATCTCCCCAGAGTGTTTCATCTTTACCACGGTAAATCAATGGGCAAGTTGGCTTATTCACGTTCCTCTACCTTAAACTCAAAAACCTCATCGGCTAGCTTTGACAACAGTTCTTCTCCTGTTGGTCAAATGTGCCCTTTTCCACTACTGTTATACGATGAAACAGCCTACTTGTTCAAAAAATTTTAACAATTAGTCAGGTTTTGTCTTTATCGGCACATAGATCGATTTCAGCTTGTGGCAGGGTTCCGCCATTAATGTGTCTTCCAAAGTTACAATTGTGACAAAGGACTCTGAAGCCTTCCGGGAAGTTATTATCAACCAACCACTTATAGAACGTTGATCCATATTTATTGATTTGTTTCCGATGACTATTGCCCTCACCATCGTTTATGTGATCTATCGCTAAGCACTCGGGCCTACTCTCTCCGCAGTGAACACATTTGCCCCCATAATGTTCGATAACAATAGCCCGACGCTGTTCCCGCCTAGATTTGTCCTTAGCCTGAGTTGGTGATCCTTTGTACCAATCATTTCGCTTGTCGATGCAGGTTTGGCATCGTTTGCCTTTACCAGCCGGATGGTTTTTGCCACACTGAGAACAAAGGCCGCTTCGCGAATTACAGTCTCGCTTATCTTTCTGGAGAGAAGCCCGTCTATCTGCACATTGCTGGCAAGTGTTTTTGCCGGGGACAGCCTGCCTGGAGCAGAAAACACATTGACCTTCAGATTTTCTGGTAGCATACCTCTTAACATGCGCGTTGTGGCTATATTCGGATGCATTGGACCTGCAAGTTTCGCAGAGACGAGAAGAACCAACCGGAGGGTTTTCCCCACAGTTGGTACAAAGATTAGCCTTAATCTTTTTCTGTCTATGTCTCTCGGTTTTTTCAGCCGCCTTCTTAAGACAATACTCACACATTTTTCGCCCAGGTTTATTGGGCCTGCCATCGCGAGGGCACAGATCGTGCTCTTTTCGATAAGCCAATGTCTTTGGATCAGTTGCCATAACCATATCTCCTTCTATGTGTGTTATACGTGTAATCTTGAGGTTTGTTCTCAAAAAATAAAAAAAAGGAGTGGTCCGAAAACCACTCCTTCTGAGATATATCTTATATTGTTGTTCGTTATGTAGCTAGGCCAGCAGGGTCTTGCGTGTGAGTAACGCGTAAGCTGTTGAAATTCGAATAGTTGTAGCTTGTGGCGACATTGCCACCACCTGCATCCCCACCGCCGTAGCTCACAGACGATAGTTTGTTCTTCGCCCCGAGGTTAATTCTTGTACCCTCTTCAACCCAGATGAAAATCTTATGTTCGGTAAGGTTACTGCCACCGACTGGGTCTGCCATGGCGTCAATCAGATCACCCTCAGATGAAGTAGAGTCGATTGCACAGGTGACTTCGGTCGGGAACGAAACAAACCGGTGATACGGTCCTCGGCGTCCTAGTTCGAATAGCTCTTCACGACCAAGGTCCGTAGAAATCGTTACGGTCTGGAGGTGAGCAGCATATGCATCCCCGTCTACCAGGTTCCAGCCGTTGGCATCGATTCCATCGATCTCCGTGGGCCAAATACTACCACTAACACCAGTAATGACCCCAGCATCACTCATGGAGCAACCTGAACCCATCAATACGTTTTCTCTACGGGCTACGCCACCAGAAGCAGCGAGAGAGAGTGGTTCATCTGAGCCATCGAATACAGATGGAGCGAAGTGGGTTAATCCAGAAGCAGTCCATTCCTTGTTATTGCCCACTAGGGTAATATCTTCGGTAGAACTACCCTCAACATTCAGTGTATACGTCAGAGTCGAGACGTACATACCGGACATACCCACAGACTGTAGCGGCGTTCCGGAAGCATTATCATTGGTATCTGGATAGATATTCAGAGCAGCAAAGCACCGCTCATTGGACCTTCCAACCAGGGTCGCAGAAGTAGCACCAGGAGTTGCTAGGTGATACAGCAACGGATAGCCATCCAACACCTTCTGTGCTGTTAGCTCAATATCGGGGATACCCTCGACATTCTCATACAGTTCTAGTTGACCAAGCTCAAATACCTGCTCAAGATTGAATGTGGTATTTAAACCAACACTTTGAACACCATGCGCAGTTCTGAATCCAGACGGGTGCGTTCCGGAACCAGCATGGAGTGCACCGGCGTCAAGCGGACATAATTGATCATGCTCCGCGAACCCCAATGCCTGCCCGGCGTAGAAAATTCTTGAATTAACACTCATCTTATTACCACCTCACTTTACAAAGGATACTTTCCCAAACTGTCCATCAATGTATTATACACCAATAGCACTCAAATATTTCCGTGTTAATGATATGCTAGTATTATCATAAAGAGCACACAATAATCTGGCTATATATTTACCAGCATACTTAATTTCCCAACAACAATCTGTTTTTTTATATGGCGATACATTCGGTGACCATCCCAAAATATGGCTTATGAATTGATGGAAATTAACAACTACATCATAGGTACCGCAAATACCGAGTATTTTCTTGCTCACCCACCCATCCCCATCAATCATCCCTCGCCAAAAATGCCTATTGCTTTTCAAAGCTTCGGGAACTTTAGCAATCCTACTTTTTCGAGGAACAATCCCATATTCTGCCAATTTTTCCACAATTCTGTTGGAATAAATACTCAAGAAGACTCCATTTTTATTGTAATACAACGGCTTATCAGAACCAACGAATTTTTTGAACTTTTCCAAGTGCTCCCAATCCTTAGCAGCCAACCCTAAGTTCAATTGCTTCGATCTTCTCGGGGGATGGTAGATATTACCATCAGCCAAAATAAAGCCTACCCAATAGGCGCTTTCTTCCGTAATTGTATCGAAGATATTTTCTCTAATCTGATTCGTCCTTTTCGCGTTGCTGCGATTCCGGACAAAAACCCCTCGCCTTTTTAATAGAGACGTAATCGTAACATCAGCAACATTATATTTAAATCCTAATTGTCTGGCAGACTTTCCTCCTTCATATTCCCCTATTATTTCCTGCGTTACTGCCTCGCTCGGATTCCACTGATCTGATCTACTTTTTCTGTCCTGCATAAGTTCTACCTCCTTGCATTACTTATACACCAACTTTATGCAATCCATTATATATTTCCTACGTCAATTTCGATCTCCCAGGTGACCCTAGCCCTGAATAATTTAGAATTCAATGAATTAATTGTGGCTGGAGTACTATCTATCACTCTCATTAATTTCCAGGGATGGGCAGAGACCAAATCAGACCAATTTGTTGCCCCAGAAACCACATCGCCATATTCGTCAAATGGGAATGTAATACCATTTAAATCAGCCAGCCAGAAGGTGCTCCGACTCTGGTAATCTAGCCAATCCATCAACAGATTCCTAGTTCCGGGACGATCGGCGAAAATGTGGAATGTGACATACCTGGTCTTAATTTGACCACCACCAAGCTGTAGTCCCCTTGCTGATCCATTAATTACCTCGATAAATACGCTGGGTAGCCATATTTGATGCTCCCTGGTCGGGGTGCCAGACGGCAAAGCGTCAGTCTGAAACTCCTCAACCGCATTCAACATCATCGTCCTGAACTCGGGGTCATCTGCAAATCCAACATGTACCTGTCTACCAGTATATTCAAGTCGGATATCATCGTCATCGGCATTTTTGGGTTCATCGAAAATAACTCGCCCATTTAGGTAATCGATGTGGTGAGCATAGATACCACCAGCAGTAGTAGAGTGGAAGTTTCCATTCACATATACTCCAGAAACACGGAATGGATCAGCACTGCCGCTGCCGAAGGTAACTCCACTTTCCCACACGAATTCCCTAGCGGATGCCTCCCAAACCCGTCCCTGGCCATATCTCTCATCTTCGACCGGATGCAATTTGGACTCATCGTCATCCCAATGGCTGGCCGAGCTATACTCATAAATACTGAATCCACCATTGCGGACAAAGTTCCAGTCTGCGAACCACCTCAGGTTGTACAGAAGCTGATCGGTCATTGAGTATCCACCGAATCCAGCATCTTCGATTCCCTTAAAAGTTAAGGCACACATATTCCCCCCTAGCTAGACCGTGGCCATTAATATCTTCGCTGCATCTTCTGCCACATGTGGTTGGCCCAGACTGTACTCTATAAAATTTTGGCCAGATTGTCCCGAAATTATATCTGGCAATACATACCCACCTGTGCCGCCAAGTGCCTTGAGTGAAACCATGATGGCCCTACCACTTCTCGACACCTTTTGAATCCTTACGTCTAGCTGTTGGTTTTCCCCACGAAACACTATGTCATATGCCGCTTGACCGATATCGATAGTCGGGTCCATAAGTAGCCACCTAACGACCGGAATTACTACGCTCGAAGGACTAGAAACATATTGTGCGCCGGGAAGAGCCAAGTAACTATTCCAATCTCTCGGAACCGCCTGAATACGCAACGATACCTCCTTGGCACTACCGCGACTCAAAATCCTCACAGATGATCTAATCAGTTCGGCCATACCATCAGCAAGTGCATTGGCCATGCTATTCGTGAGACCAAAGTGCGCTGGCAAATCTTCCGGACCTTGTCCCCTAAGAGACTTGGCAACAGGGGTATTGTTGAAAGTAGTTACTAACATCCTACCAATTTTTTGGCTTGTGGTCGATGCCTTGGCCATTGCTCGTCTTGCCCACGTTTTCGAACCTTCCCTAAGAACTCCCTTAAAAAGCTGGGAATTAAAGTTCATAGTTGGTACCACTCTAATATCGAAATTAGCCATTATAGCAACTCCCAATAACTGATACAGTACCTGTCTTCTCTAAGACCCACGGGAATCGGCCCTTTGACCTTACGGACTCTCAACTGCATAACATTACGAATATCATAATTGACTATCGCAGTCTCGGCTCTCGTCAGACTGGGTGCATGTGTCAGGTAAGTCTTTATCCGTACGATACCCTTGTGGTCAGCAACTGATATACCGAAATCTTCTGCGTCATGCGGATTCCATTTCAGCAGAGCGTGGATACACTCCGTAGCTGCTGTTTCCAGAAAGCCTCTCCCCTTACAATATGGGCACCTACGTCCTCTCTCGAACGGACGTGGTCCTCCAGGTCTGTATACGCCATTCGATCTTTTGCGTATTGTATCGTAATAACAGTTGGTACACGGCGACTTGGTCGGGGTAAATTCTATCCACACGTATTTGCCAAGTTGATTGATAAGTGCATCAATTCTATCCTGGTATATGGTAATCAATTCATCACTAATCTGGATAGCTGCGTCTGGATCAAGGATGGGACATGATGAATCATCAGGGACCGGGCTTCCATTCATAAATAGATTTAGCGTTCCACTCGTACTAGCCATTAGATGGTCCTCCAAAAACTAATGCAATATTTGTCCTCCCTGAGACCGATCGGATACGGGCCTTTAACCAATGTAGCCCGGTATTTGACCAGGTTTATCACCTGACGATCTATTATGGCTATTCTGGCCCTCTGTAGGTCCGGAGCGTTGTCAATCAATGTCTTGAGCTTAACTATTTCTTCACTTTTCTGTACCGAAATGCCAAACTTGGCCACATCGGTAGGATTCCATGTTATCAAACATTTTATACACAATTCTGAGACTTCCTCCAGAACACCCCTTCCCTTACAGTACGGACACCGACGCCCATCTTCAAACGAGACAGGCCCTCCAGGTACGTAATGACCGGACGATCTTTTCCTCACCGGATCATATTGGCAGTTGGGACAATCGGTTATTGCTGGTTCAAATTGCAGGGTGACATTCTTCCCTGCCTGGTTCAGCAAGGCATCAACCCTACCTTGATATATATCAATTATACTTGATGGTATTTGAATCGCAGCGGTAGGATCAAGAATGGGGCACGCTATAGGTTCTACCGGTTCATATCCATTAATTACAAGAGTAATCTCTCCAGAATGGGGAATAATGCCTGACCCCGTCATCACCAGAGGTATGTTACCACTGGTTGTTTCATGTCCACCTATAAATAGTGTTGTATCTCCAGAGGTACCCAGGTAACCATGGATAAACAGAGTAATGTCGCCAGAAGGTACATCGTACCCACCAATAAATAATGGGATATCTCCTGAAGCACCAATATGACCACCAATATATAATGGGATATCACCAGAGGCAAGCTGGTATCCGCCTACGAATAAGTCCATGCTACCGCTAGTGGTACTATGTCCTTCAATAAACAGTGGTATGTCACCGGAAGCTATAGTATGTCCATTGATATACAAAGGAATATCACCGGACGTACTACTGTAACCATTGATGTATAGGGGAATATTGCCAGACGACAAAGTATAGCCACCGATGAACAGAGTTGTATCACCAGAAGCCCCGGTGTGGCCTCCAATGAACAGTGGGATGTTTCCCGACGCTTCAGTTATAGCCGCTGTTCCACCTATGAAGAGTGTTGTGCTGCCAGAAGTAGTACTGTAACCATTGATATATAAAGGTATGTCACCGGAAGCATTGACGTATCCACCAATGAATAGCGGGATATCCCCAGATACCGAACTGTGACCATGGATGTATAGTGTTGTGTCGCCAGAAGTAGTATCGTAGCCCCCGATGAATAGATCAACGCTACCACTTGTGGTTTCGTAACCTTGGAGAAACAGGTCTATAGAGCCCGAAGTAGTTTGGCCAACCCCTGTCCCACCGATGAACAGTGGAATATTCCCAGATGCAAGATTATGCCCGCCAACGTAAAGCGAAATATCACCTGAAGCTAGACCATATCCTCCTATGAATAAATCGACAGAACCAGAGGCTGGTTCGTCTCCATGGATGAATAACGGAATATTATCTGTACCACTTTGGCGTCCTGCTATATATAGATCAATACTACCGCTAGCAGATTCATCTCCACCTATAAAGAGGGTGGTTTCGCCAGACGCAGAAGTGTAGCCACCGATAAATAATGGGATATCACCTGAACTACCGGTGTGACCACCAATGTATAGTGGAATATCTCCGGAAGCAAGCTGATGTCCACATATGAATAGATCAATATTGCCACTTGCAACACTGTATCCGTTGATGAATAATGGGATATCTCCAGATGCGACAGCATATCCACCAATAAATAGTGTAATATCCCCAGAGCTTGGAGAGTAACCACCTACATATAAGGGTATGTCTCCGGACGCCGTGGTATATCCACCGATGAATAAATCTGCATTCCCACTTGTGGTATCATGTCCCTGTATAAATAGGTCTATCGAACCAGAAGTCGTTTGACCGACTCCTGTGCCACCGATGAATAGTGGAATATTCCCAGATGCAAGATTATGCCCGCCAATGTAAAGTGGGATATCACCTGAAGCTAGACTATATCCTCCTATGAATAAGTCGACAGAGCCAGAGGCCGGTTCATGCCCACGGATGAACAGTGAGATATTACCCGATGTCTCTTCGTGACCACCGATGAAGAGTGAAATATCTCCAGACGCAATGGTATAGCCACCAACAAACAGATCAATCGAACCAGAAGCCGTAGCTTCTCCTTTGATAAACAGCGGGATATCGCCCGAAGATGCAACATGTCCACCTATGAACAAGTCGGCTGAGCCAGAAGCCGATTCGTATCCATGGATAAATAGTGGGATATTGTCAGTGCCACTTTGGCGTCCTGCAGTATATAATGGCAAGTCTCCAGTGTTCTCTTGATATCCACCGACGTACAAAGGCGTAGTACCACTGGACGTGCCAAGACCTCGAACGAAGAGATCGCGGCTAGTCAGGCGGTGATCATCTGTGGCTACTTTGATATCAGGAGTTTGTCCCGACGGATATGTAGCAAAAATTTCTGTAGTATCTATTGGTTGTTTAACATAACCAATGTCACTGTCCGGACTGCTATCGGTACGAGCGAAATATATCCACTGACGGATAGAATTGATATCTATTTTTTCGGTATTCTCAGGCAGATTAGTGGCGATCACCGTTTCGTTGCTGCCACCCAAACTACGACGTCGTATGTCTTTTCTGTTGGTCGTAAGGTAATATATGTGGCCATTGTCCGGGTCTATGCAAATGTCATTGTAGTAACGGGACCATTCGGCCCATAACAGATAAGGAGATGAGCCATCTAAATTGGATCGCCATACTTCGGCTCGACCAAACTGTATGGAATTTTCGATCCAGTATAATTTGTCATTGATGGAATCAATGTCGAACCCAGTTATTGTAGCTGGACCGCTTCGGTCGAGTATAACTATTGGGTCGGACCCATCGATATTGGCTCGCATAAACCATAGTGCAGTCTCGTCTACCCAATACAAATAGTCATTGTCTATGTATAATGGACCAGGATTGCCGCTGGTGATAATATTTCTAATAGCTTGAGTGCTGGCTTCAAAGCGGTTTATCTCTCCATGAGATGATTCGGACCAAAATACATTGCCATTGGAATAATCAAGCCCCAAGTGTCTAGGATATGTATTGCTAATATCGAATAGAGTTGTATCAGATTGGCCATTCACATCATATAGCGCCACGAATCTTGATCCAGTCGGGTCATTGTCATCATAAATATGATAAATCGAATCTCCCGGAAGTTTTTTGTGTCCTTGGATGTATAGAGTCATATTGCCCGAACACGGAATGCCGCCACCCCGGACAAATAGGTCTACATCGCCACTGATAGGCTGCACGCCTTCGACAAACAGGGCAACTTCGTCGTTAGCCTCATCAACGCCACCGATGAATAGTGATATTGAGGACAAATTCGGGTCATTATTCACTAACGCTACGGTGGGTTCTGAGTTAGGATCGTCATCAACCAGAATCACCAATTCATCAGTGACTAAATTAAGCGAACCTATCTGGCCCTTATCTAATCCGTCGGGAGTTGACCAGAATAATTGATGCTGATTCTGATCAATAACAATTTCGCCGATATATTGTGGTAAATCCTCAGCGACAGTGGTGACATTGCTGCCATCAAGATGTGACTTGAATATGGCTTTGTACGTTTGAGTTTCGGAATAATATAGGGCATCATCATCAACATCTAGGGCAACTCCACGATAGTACTGGTCTTCTTCTACTCGCAACAGTTCTAGGTCAGAACCATCAAAATTAGCCCGATATATCGCACCAGAATTGCTCGGGATGTTATAATTTTCAGACCAATATATTTTCCCGTTATCGACATCGATGTCGAAATAACTGGTCACATTTGACCTAGAGAATAACGCCTGGGAGTTTTCTCCATCCAGGTCTGACGCCACAAACGATGCAGAATCACCATCCACCCAATAGATTTTTCCATTGGTCTCGTCTATGCGAAGACCCCACGGCGATCCGCTGGCCAAAACATCATAAGTATCGCCATCCCGTTGGCGGTAGACCTTAATTTTGTCAGAACCCAGCTCTTGCCAATAAACATCACCATTAGTAGTATCGACATCTAACTTACGGGGGTTGGTATTGCCAATATCATACAGAGTTTCATCTACGTCTGATCCTACTGAGTATCGGTTCAGGTTGGCATTGCCCATCGAGTCTGAAATATGATATAGTGCATTACCAGGATAAGAATCGTGGCCGTGCACGAGCATAACACATGACCCAGACGCTAAGCCATGGCCGTTTGTATATAGGGAAACATTACCACTGGTGGTTTCTGAAACTGAGCCCTTAGACCTAACCCACAGCATACTATACCATGGACCACGATGGTCGCCTGAACTAGTAGTCAAATTAGCATCATTAATCGATCCGCCAGAAGCAGGTTCGCAAGTCCAGTTGTGTATATGTGCACTGCCCTTTGCTCCAATAACAGATTGTTTGTTTGGAGAAGTAGTGTTCGCAGGAAATGCGTCGTTCCAGAAAAATTGTCCAATTATAATGTGGATGTGAGAGCCAGAAGTTTCATGGTCGTGGGATGACTCGTGCGTATGATAATCACTAGACGAATCAGTATCACCAATCTCCGAGTAATCTGTAGTGATTTTAATTTGGGTACTGGTTAAGTCTATGGTAGTGCCACTACCGTTGCATATCTCCCACCATTCCGTATCTAGGCTACCGGAACTGCCAACATACCCAAATATCAAACCAGATGGAACATCACTGGTACCGGTAGTTTGCACACCAAGCAACTTAGTGTAGGCTGGCTCTAGCCCACTGGCACTAGCATCTGTCGTAATGGTACTACTTGCAGCACCTGATGTCGACGCAACTGCCGAAGCTAGTGTGTGGTGTACCGGCTGAGCACGTCCTGGGATAGAAACCCCTGGTGAAGTGTTGAAGCTTCCAGCTAGACCACAATCAGTTATTGGGTGATTATGATCATCGGCATCATGCCCATGTAACCCGCTAGTCTCGTGTGCATGACCACCAGAGGCAGCATTGACAGTTCCACCATCTTGACCAGATGCAGCACCAACTACAAATAGGCCACTTAAACTGGGATAGCCGTTTACTCCACTGGCAATGGAAAACCCGTCTGGAGGAGTTTCTCGGTCAGTAAACGCAACAATGCCGCTTGGGATAGATGATGTCTCACTATCCGGTTTAATAACAATTGCGGTAATGTGTTGAGGGAAAAGTCCGGATATAGCTGTCGTTCCACCCGGATCAGAGGTGCTATAGTCAATTGAAGCAGGAGCAATATCATCACTATAGTGGGTATGTATTTGATTCGGTGCTAATATCCCTCCACCCGCGTTGTCATATTGATTTACACCAGTTGCAGGTCCACCACTATCACTATTTACCCAGTGAAAGTGAGTATCCGAGGTATGTTCGTGTTCCGGGATGGTGTGATAGTGTCCGCTGCCACCGCCAAAAACTCCACCACTGACGGCACCCTGTAGGGCTCTACCATCACCAGAATTATCCCTAGAAAATCCCGCAGGGATACCACTGGGTCCAGATTCATCATGAATCCAGATCAAGCGGAAATTAGAGTCAAATGTTGGGGGCATGTTATGTCACTTCGGGTTGTGCTCCCTGAATTGCCTTGTCTATCTGCTGTTGTAGCTCTATCTTATTAATGGTCTTTTCAATGCATACCTCCAAGCCATGGACAGCACACGCAACAGCCACCAAATCACCTTCGTGACGGAAAACAAACTTGTCGTCCACCATAGCTGCTAGCCCAAAGAAACGAACGTTTTCTAGCACCCTTACTGGAATTGGACTACCATTATCGTCGTTTTTTTCTGGGTCAATATAAATTTTCATTACTATCTCGATCCAAAAAGCAACAGTGCATCAATAACGTTTTGCGAACAACTATCCAGTATGCCACGATAATGATTCAATAGTCTTGTTAATACTGTTTCATCCCCCATGGTGCTTCTCATCTTGAGCAAATACCTTAGACCATGTGCCGCTTCTAGTCCTTGTCCAAGGTTAGTCTCTATCGTCTCGATAATAGACTTGATCTCTGTATCGGAAAGTGCCATTTTACCTCGTACTCCTTCTGCCTGTTGCGAATTGATCATAGTACCAAGATATTGTATCAGAAGAAGTGCCGGTCGGTAGGCGATATGGTCCGAAGACTGCCTTACCGACACCTCCACCAGACAAAACACCCGCTGCCTCAAGAGACCATTTAAGTTTCTCATAAGCAGCGCACGGTCCTAACTCCAGTATATCCCGATACCCACGAAAACTAACGCTGGTATCGATCATACTATCTCCATCCCTAACCTTGATTCCCTGGCCAAGAGCCTTCTTGAATTCACCCTGGTTCAGAATACACGCAGCCTTCAACGGAATCATCGCCATGAAAACTTGGTCTTCAGAAGTAACTGGATCAGGAGAAATAGTCAAGTCTTCTATATCATAGGTGTATGTGTAATCAAATGCTACCTCAGCATCGACCATTATACCAGCCGTAATTAGCACCCTCTGGATGTAGGCATCAGTATATGTCTGTGGGGTATCTATATCGCTCACGAGGACACGAACCATCAAAACCAAATCTGTTGACCAGGCCATCATACCCTCCCATTAATTCTGAACAATATATGAAGACTTGTCATTAAGGGATGGCATTATACCATCCTTGCCCTCATTAGTGATCAGGATAAAGTCACCATCGTCCGTAGCACCAGCCAATGACTCCATCCTGTAGGAATATTGTGCTCGGCTAGTAGTTGTTACGGGTAGGTTGGCAGTAGACCAGCTAAACTTACCGGTCGTGTCGATTTCAGTGCAGCCACTAGACGTCAAAACCTGCTCAACGCCACTTTGCCATACGGTTATCGTTACCGTAGCACCTGCTGCTAGTTCTCCTACAATTACTGGAGGATCATCGACAGAATAGTGGTAGGTTCTGATTAATGATCCAGTACTTGCCATGTTACTCTCCTTTACAGTAGGTATTCACTCTGTGACCCAGGATGGAACCATCTTATACTTTCTGGTACATCAATCTTGAACTCGCCATCAGAAACACCACCGGTATTGCCAACCATACGGTAGAAGAACTGTTGACGATCAGTATTCATCACTGGCAGGTAAGATGTTGACCAGCCCCATCTTCCAGTACTGCCGATCGCATAACATCCACTTGAGCCCAGTGACAATTCGGTATTAACCCCTCCGGTAATGTTCCATATCTGGATAGTCACCGTTGCTGGACTACCGCTTACGCTTCCAACTAACTGTGGCGTATAATCAGCAGTCTTGATAAACTCTTCGGCAGACCTACCCTGATATGTCCAGGCAACAGTCGTATCTCCGAAAATATACAGGGGTATATCTGCGTATTCTCTTTGTCCTGCTATGTATAGGTTGCCAGAAGCTGTAATCAATTCGTGTCCTGGCACGACTAGGTTAACAATATCATTATTATATACACCAAGCTCTATGCCATCTGGATATTGGAGTCCAGCAGTTATGATGTCCTGAAGATTCGAACCGTCTAGATCGCATCTCTGCAATTTATCGGTCCCAAGATCAACGAAAAAGATATGTCCGTTAACCAAGTCGAGCGTTAGGCCGTGTGGGGTCTGGAGGGTGCCAGACGCAATAAGGGTCTCAATGCTGGTACCGTCCATGTTGGCCCGTTTGATAGTATCGTTACCAAAGTCTGTCCAGTACATCTTGCGATTAGGTAGGTCTAACTCCAGTCCTACCGGCAGGTCTAAGTCGGTATTAATGATTTCGACAAGATTTGAACCGTCTAGGTTGGCTCGATAAATAGCGTCATATATATTATCCACAAAATACATATGGCCACTAGCGACATCGAGACAAATACCCTGTACCCCACTTATGCCGGTCGTTATTAAGTCTGTTACTTCGGTACCATCGTATTTTGATCTCTGCACCTTGTGGGCAGCAGCGTCAGTCCAGTAGAGTAACTCATTATCTGCATCAAATGCGATCCCACAGGGATTATCCAGTCCTGTGACAACTGTTTCAAGATTACCTCCGTCTAGATCGCATCTTTGAATTATGTCAGTATTGCTGTCAAGCCAATATACCTTCCCGTTAATCTCGTCAACAGTCAAGTCTCTAGGTTCTGGAACACTACCGACCAAAATCTCGATATCCGAACCATCAAGGTTACATCTACGGATATTCTCGGTGTCTCTGTCTGAGAAGTACAACTTGCGGGTCTCACCGTCGTAGACATAGCAACCTTCAATAAAGCAATCCATACTACCAGGTGTTGGTCCCTGCCCTGCCGTATAAAGGTTACATGTACCAGTCAAAGAAGCTGCCCAGTACGACGTATAGTTGGGCATGACATCATCGTATGTATCTTTCAAATCGTATAGGTTTCCGAGTTCTACGGCGGTAAGTTGACTAAAGCCGCTTCCACCCCAAACGATTACTTCGTCAATCCAGCTATCATAGTTATCGGTTCCAGATGCCATGATTGACGGAGCACTTCCACTACTGCTCAATACCGAAGCTGTGCCAGTATTTTGGGTACCCTGGTCAACCCACCCTGAACCATTAACAGATGTAGATAGTGTCCAATTAGTCCCTCCGGTATTCGCAAAATCGAATACGACAAAATGCTGCGAACCATCATTAACCGAAGTCATCAGATCAGAAATGCCAGAATCGTTCCATGTGGCATCACCGTCACCAAACACAATGCTGCCACTGGTAACACCAATATTATAACCAGCATCGATGTACCACTCAGATGCTAAGACGGTTGGTTTCTGAGTCCAGAAAGCCAGGGTCAACCTATCTGCATCCTCCAAAGAAGGATATACTCCTTGATCTGATGCGTAAATATGCGCAACACCACTAGTTAATAACACCTGTAAGTCGCCACGATCTTCCGTGATATCATTGTCGTAAATTACGAAGCTAGTATTGCTCAGCGGTATAACTTGAATTTCGGTACCTTCGTCAGTTTCGTATGCCTCACTGACTATACCAGATGTTGCCGTTAGTCTTACTATCTGTGTCTGGATACCAAATGTGTTCTTACAAGTACTGACAATAAGGTTATTGCTGTTGAGAACATTCATGTCGCGGCGATCTGAATGCAAAACCTCAATCCCGCTAGCCGGGACACCACTGGTGGTTCCTCCAGTCAGGTAGAATTGGAATATTCTATCATTCTCATCGGAGATTTTCGAATACATCGCGAGACGATTTGCCTCTACTCGCCTAACTATCGGTACTTCGACTAACGTACCCTCGCGAACGCTACCACTTGTGCCCATCGTAACGGTCAGGCCACTGAGACTACCTTGGATATAGCGACCAATTTCATCTGCGGCTGGTGCCTTTGGCGTGAAGAATGCTAGAAAATCATCGGAGTTAAACGATCCAACGGCCAGATATCTACTGTGATCAAGATCATCTATTACCACCGCAGAACCACTATCAACAGTAGTACCGCTAACAGCTAGCGCTCTCATGTAGCATTTGTTGTCAGTATTGCTTTTATTGGTAAGGGCATATATGCCCGAAGATGTCCCACTGACATATGGGGTCATCTCACACATAGTCATCTCGTATACAAAATTGCCATCGAATTCTGTGGTCGATCCTTCGCTGATGGTAGTGCCATCAACATTTAGTACAGCCACATGTCCCTTATTGGGATCAGCACCACGGGTAACAATAAAACTATCATCGGTGACCCTTTGTACGGCGACAGCATTGGAATATGTGGTATAGCTCTTACCGGCAATAACGGTATACTCATCCCCGGAGGTAGCCACATTATCCGTAAACTCTATGACTTTGGCAAAAAGGTCTTTGTTAAACCCAGTCTCTTTGATATAGACGCAAACATGTTTAGTGTCGGTTAGTTTGGTTGACCACAGGGCTGGAGTACCAGTTCCACTAGGCCCCATATAGGTTTGGGTCGGCAATGCCGTCAAATCATTGCCCTGATCTGGTGCGAAGCCCACGGGGTCGCCAGACGGCAAAACACCAGATACAAAAAGTCCGGAACCTGCCCAGATTTGACTTTGGGTATTCTCGGTGTTGTCGTCTACGGGATGATAGAAGTTAACTTCATTGGTTCTTAGGAATGCCATGGGTTATGTCGTCCTTTCGCCAACAACAGCCTGGATCGCGTTGATTACCGACGGCGTCATGAAGTGCTGTTGAAACTCTTCTTCACTGTAGCCGATATCGACAGCAACTGCCTGGGTTCTGGTTGGAAAACTGATAGACTGCAATCTCTTCGTTACCGTAGAAGCATGAACTCCCAGTAGTCTCCCAACCTGTGATGCAGATAAACCCAAGTTGTATAGAATTATGAATATAAAATCGGGGAAAACCTTATTGGCGGCAGACCTGCTTCGGAATTGTACGCCCATTTTCTTGAGCTTGTTATAAATTGTCGTCTCACTGCAAAGGGCCATTTGAGCAATTTCCGCACAACTCTTGCGTTCTTGCTCATAAAAATACTGGATTTGAGCGTCCGATATATGTATATATCCGCTGTGCCTCATTCTGTCTTGGGTATTCTCCGCGTTAGTACCATATTGCAAATTTTCTAAACGATTATTGGTTGAATTTCCGTCTAAATGACGAGTCTCTAGGCGCTCTGGACGTGGACCCACAAATGCCGCTAGAACCAGGTGATGTATTCTGTATGGCTTACTCCTGCCATTTTGGCAAAGACTAACTGTCTGATAGCGATTAAATCTGTCGGTTCTACTGGGCGAAAGAAGCCTTTCACGACGACAATTATGTCCCGCCAACCTTTTAATTCGTCCATGGCTAGAGACTTGATATATGCCTTCGTACTCCGGTATATCTTTCCAAATTTCAGCAGACATTATGCCATTTATCTCCAAGGAATGAAAGACCTTTCACCAATCAATTGATTATACACCAGGAGTGGGAAAAGAAAAAACCCGCCAGGATGGCGGGCAGTGGGATGCTTCGGCAGGAATTATTGTGTCGGTTTTACTCTTCCATAACGTTTCTAATAGTAGCCTCGCTCACTTCATACATCCTAGCCAGTTCAGGAATTGTAACCCCAGCCTTACTCAATTGGATCACCCGATCTTTTTCTTGTCTCGCCTTGCTTTCAACAGACTTCTTCCTATTGCCGGGCGTTATGTTATTCTCTCGCAGTATCTTATATAAAGTGCTACTGGCAATTCCATACCTGTTGCATATTGCCCGAGTAGTCTCACCACGAATGTACGCTTCTAGGACACCAGACTTAGTTTCATCAGAAATTTCAAATCTCTCCCTATTATAAAAGCTCGTACTCCTCCTGGCTTGACCTATCGCCATGAACCTGGCACGAACAAAGGACAATGACTTACCAAAATGCCTGGAAATTCGCTGGCAGGACCACCCCCGATCATGCAGAGCCAATAATTCTTCATCCTTAATCCCATTGTGCATGTGCAGTCTCTTGTGCATATCGGCTGTTACGGTCATTCCATTATTAATGTCCCAGAACTGTTCAAATGATTGTGCTAGTTCGAACAATTGATCACAGTTATCTATGGGGTTCAAATTCGAATGTTCCTTCAGGAATGCGTTGAAAATCTTAGAAAAACTAGCAGGATAATGGTGCACTTCCAGCTTCCCGGTCTCTCCAGTAACCCTACACTTATAATCATCTCTCTCCATACACGCCCTTCGCCAAAATTCTGCCCTTTCACAATGACGAATTCTATCATGCAGTCGAGTGACGCCACCTTTGTATGATTTAATTCTGGCACCCTCATGCTCCGGGGTAATGCCGTTCGCTTTCAGTATATTAGCTATCGTACCCTTATGGACCCCGTAGTCTTTTGCGATATCTGCACAGCTTTCGCTTTCGTTGGCCTGGTATCGATCACAAATAGCCTGGTATTCCGATTCTGGAATTTTGCGGATGGCCTTCGCAGCTTCTGCCTTCCTATCTCTCATCTTGACACCGTTCTTTGATAATCTTTCCCATACTGATGATGCGTTCATTCCATGTTTTTCGGCGATCTCGGTAGTAGACATATGAAGGTCTTCATATTCACATCGGATAGTTTCGTCATCTACTTTACTCCTCAAGCCACCAAGACCACGTATCTCTACGCCATTATCTCTTAATCGATTGATCAGCGTTTGAACAGCACAGCCGACAATCTTCGCAACTTCTGTACTTGATTTACCTTCATCCCGATACAGTCTTGTCGCCAATTCGACATCTATTTGTTTCTTCGCCATAACTCAATCTCCTTCTACATCGTTATACGTCGAAACGACTGTTCTGTTCGTGGAAAAAAATATTTTCTTAGTCCAAATAAAAAAGGGGCTGACAAATTGCCAGCCCCATATTTGCTGTTAGAAACAGCCTAAAACGATCCTAAGAGGACCCTGCGACCATCTAACGCCGCAAAACCATGCTCCTGCCACCCGTAAAATCCGGCCTTCTGACGTCTGTGCAGCATGTCGTCCTCGAAGATCGAGAGCGGACGCTTGACAGGCATGACGAAGGAATCACCGTGTGAAAGGTCGAGACCGATCACGATTTCCTCATCACTCGTACCCATACTTGCACCTAGAGTTGCGAAGTATGTCTGGAATTCCTGACCCACTCCCAGTTCGTCCAGTGGATGCAGGTTAACCCCATAGATACGGGCCATAGGACCACCATCATCACCAGCCGTAAAGATTTCCCGACGAGTCAGGTCATCTACCTCATCAGCATCCCACTCGCGAATGTCTTCGAGAGCTTCAGGACTGATATAGAGGTCGGTCAAGCGACCACGGTTCGGAGTGGCACTGTTGCCACCAGCAAGACGAGTCATTGTGGTCTTCATCAAGGAGACAAGACGCTTGGTGAATTGACCAGCAGTAGCTGCACTATCATAAACCATAGGAGCACCACTGTTGTAGTCAGTCCGACCAGCACCGGCAGCAATGATTACTCTCCAGCCATCGGTGTTCATCTTCTTAACAAAACCAGCCTCAAGAACCTCCATAGCACGTGCAACGATGTTCCAACGCGCAGACGTGGCATACTTCAGTGGCCAGTCAATCGCATTACCGACATCGTATGTGCTGACGGTTACAGCATCCCCGACGACTGCACGCAATGGTAGAGCGCCTTCGCTAGGTAGCATGTAAGCGACAAAGTCATTCTCATCGGCAGTCTGATAGAAATCCAATGGATACTCAGCAACTGCACTCGGGTCCAAGACTTCCGGCGTATAAATCCCACCAAGAATGTCGCCATTCAGGAGTGCCGAACGCAGAGGAACCTGTAGCGCGACAGCGAGAGAATGCATGGCCTCAAGTGCCTCGGCCTTATTCTCAGAACCTGTTCGCTTAAGAAGCGCAATTTGATCTTCAGTTGGTCTTACAATTTTCCTACTCATTCTTTTCACCCCCTTTATGCTAGTTTGGACGGGATTGACAGACGGACCTTACAGAATCCATTTGCATCCTCAGTTGACTCAAATCTACCCACACTGGGTGCTCCACCAGCAGATGATGTAGCAAACAGTCCACTTGCACCGAGATAAGCGATACCACCAGCAGTTGGCGTGCCGCTAATCATGTCGGTTACAACAAAGCCATCCGTAATGAGAGTACACTTGTCGCCAGGACGAATCTCATTCTTCTCAAGATTCGGAAAATCTCTGGTGGTACTCATTTCTGGAGCCACACTCTGGATCAAAACACCGATCACATGCAGAGCACCGGCAGCAGTAGCGTAAGTCACCGTGTTTGGATCGTCGGTACTATTTGTACCCATTGCGATACCAGAGCCTACGCCAGACGCTACGGCAAGACCACCTGGTGCAGCAGTCGTTGGAGTAGCTGCCCAGAAGAAAGAAATATCTGTGGTCTCGTTATAATCGCGATCACCCTTCATTGCCATAACCTATTCACCCCCTTCGTCTGTTTCGTTTTTCTTGCCGCACAAAGCGTGCGCCATACCAACCCACTGGCCAGCCTCTGACTTCTCAACATCTTCCGATGCATTAAATTCAGGACCACCATCTTCGTCCACATTATCCAGAGCAGCTTCGGCTGCTTCTGCCTCATCATCCTCAGTCGTCTGCTCTGCCTTCTCAGCTTGGTCACTTTCGGTAGCTTCTGTCTTATCTTCAACTACCTCTTTCTCGACCTTAGCCTCTCCAGCAAACTTCATAACAGACTCAAATTCTGAGTCTTCCATGTCTCGTAGTGCAGCTAGTGTTGCGTCTTCGTCTTCAATAGACCTTACTGCCGCCAACTTAGCTAGTCGTTCCCGAGCCACTTCGGTCTTCCGGATTTCACTCAATTCAGCTTCACTTGTTTCAGCACGCTTCACCGCTTCGTCGAGCTTCGTCTGAAGTTCCACCTTCTCAGCCTCTACAGCCTCGATTTTCTCAGACGTCTCTGTGACATTAGCAGTCAATGTCGCAACCTGACCGTCATAGTCCTTCTCTTCAAAATCCTGAACGGTCTTCTTCAACTCCGCTACTTCCTGCTCCTTCTCATTGAGTTTTGCCGTTACCTCATCCAGCTTTGCCTGAAGTTCCTCCATTTGTTTTTCATCCACGTCTTCTACACCTCCTTCCAATAGGTCTTTGAGTTCAGCAGTCACGAAAACCTGAGAAGCAGCCTTGCGATTAGCTGCCACCCTTATCACAGATTCTGGATTAGCAGGCGTATCAACGAACCCCTGCGCACCAAAAACAAAATCCTTTAATACTCTACCAACCCTATACTCTTGGTACTGGCCAGTCCCGCCATAAGCTCTTAGGTGCTTGGTGAGAAAGGCCGTATTCTCATTCCTGGAAATAAGCTTGGTCTCTCCGGTCGCCGAATCGATCAACCCATAATCAAAATCAGGGAACCATGCCTCCATAGAAACAAAAATATCCCCAGCCTGAGCCTTCTCTATAATTTCGTTGATCCTATCTCTGAGGTCGGGGAACTGTCTATACAGAACACCAGCAACCTCAAGATCAAAGTCGGCAGGGAGGTCATCGCCCTCTCCAATACTTATCTCGTCGCCAGACTTATCGATAGCCTTACTCTGAACGATGTGGCCCAAAATCTTGGTTGCATCATGCTGATCATTCATCGGCTTGTGAACTGGGGACGACCGAGCTTTCCACACTTCTGCCGGAACAAAGACATCGTCGTTTAAATTCCAGCCGGTACTCACTAGGATAGAAACAACTAGCGCCAGATCGAACTGCTCTTTGCCAAGAAGTTCCTCGACACTCTGAACAGACGCTGCGGCATTCTTGATCAGATCGGCTACGGACATATCCTTGAAATACTGCTCTACGTCTCCAAGTTGTACTTGTGCCGTAACAAAAGCGGAAGAACGACCGTCTTCGCCCGATTTGTGGTCTATCCCAGCATCCTTTTCAGCTTGGTAAGTTCGCACAAAACCCTCCAATCATTTGTTTTATACACAATAATTAAAAGAGAAAATGATAAAATGATGACTTTTCACCACTATGTCGGCTACGATCGACGTCGCTCCTGTAGGAAGGCGATTACGTCTTTTTGGGCTACTTCGTCGTCATGCACCACCTTCGACGCAAAACCATCCTCATTCAATCCGGCATGAGCCTCTGTGGCCACCTCTTCTGGTGTTGGAAGATAATATTGCTTCCTTTCCTTGAGGCCATTTTCATTGGTGCTTTCTACGGTATACGCAAACCTCACGTATTCCTCACCTTCATATGTGTGCTTTTCCAAATAGCAGTCAGAAAGCGGCACAACAACACCATTAATTGAAAGAACAACCTGTCTGCTGCCAGTATCCAACGATACATTAACAATCGCCATAACTACCCCCTATCCGTTTCCAAGTTCTTGTTGACAAATAGATGGCAAGGCCAATCATTCTTTTCCTCGACCACCCAGAAAAACTCCGACATTTGTTCGACCAGATCGACTGTCTCCTCTTGGGGATAAATACGTCCCCCATGAAATGATACACAAAGTTGACCCATTTTGGCTCGCAATTCCGGTTTGGCCAGCACTTCCTTCAAAACGCCTACTTCTCCACCTTCACAATTTAGGAATAGCAGGTCAATCCTATCACAGTTGTTTTCGTCCATAATCGTCTCAAGACTCACAGACCTTACCTTGCTGGTCCTGCGAAGATGTCTCCCCTCACCAATGTGTCTTGGATATATGCTGTTAGACGATTCTTCCTGGAATTCGAAAAACTCTACCTCGCCATCGGAACCGGTAACAGCGGCTCTGTGGGTGATTACAGGACGATAGAAATTGCCACCTGAACCTGGGAAATGATAGCTTACTCCCTGACATAATGTTGCAAAGTTCTCTTTGCCAGCCTCATATGCGATCATTGTTAGTGCATATCTGTGATCCCTATAAAACCTGTCACACAGTTTAATCCCATGTGCTCCATGGATCGATCCTACCTCTACAATCGTAGGATTATCTGGCAACATATTGGATGCAAAATACATATATTTATCACATCGATCAAACTCAAGGGTCGGTTTATCAGCCACCACTGATCTCCTAATTCGGTGTATCTTCCCAAGTTCCGTTGGCCAACGCTGCCCATACGAGAGAGGTTAGCATTCGTTTTTCTTTGACGTTGGGTTCTCGCTTCGTCGAAGAGGTAAAGTCTGACACCATTTCATTAAACCTGTATTCAAAGATTGTAGATGGCTTTTCGGCATTATCTAGCCTGGAAGCTATTAGCTTTTTGGTTACTTTGTCACCAGGTTGCAGGACAGACAAGATACCCCTCTTGACGCGATCCAATTGATTTCGCTGAGCCTTTGTTAGAGACCGCATATTCTTGATATTGTGTTCTTTGAGGAATGCTTCGTCTATTAGGCCATCGACTTGGTCGATAAAGCCATCGGCAACGATGTTGAGGACCGAAAGGGTAGTTGGAGTGCGTTCATCTCTATCTTTAGTGTCCTTTGTGGCCGGTGGTCGTCCTGGGTCATTATCTCCATCATCCCTTGGTTGATCGCCGATTGGGTTATCTCCACCTCCGTTGTCATCACCTGGATGGTCGGGGAATTTGGTATCGTAACGGTAACCAAGCTTGACTCTTTCCAGTTGCAAGGCTAGTTCGCTTTGTTTTTCCATCACCGAAACAGGTCGGTAGTATGGACCAGCCTTTTCGAGCACTCCCGGATTATCCTCTCTTATTCTCTGTTCGCCCTTCATCCTCTCTAGTTCGATCATGTAATTAACGCCGAATACCTCTGTCGTCTTCTCCGAAGAGATAATGCCTCTATCTAGTAATTGAATCATCAATTGTTTTTCAGCGGCTTCATCTCTAAGCGACATAATGCCGAAGTTGATCGCTGGGATTCTCTTGAAGCCCATGGCGTCTGCGACTAGCCTAAGTTCTCCTTCGATCCAGCGAATCGCTTTGCTTCTAACGTACTCAAGTCTTTCTACAAGGGTCTTCAACTGGACAAAAGCTGACTGAGCATTACGTGTTCCGAGATCAGCCCCACCAACTAATGAATCTGGGATACCGAGACCACGGACGATATCTGCATTAACTCCAGCATATTTCTCTGCACCGAGAATTTTATCTGTCGGAGGATATTCAACCTTTAGGTCGATCATATCGTCCCACACCAGGTCCATGACTCCTCCACCGCCATTGTGCTGAAGAATATCTACCAGCTTATCAACCGCAGCAGCAGTCGGAAGAATCTGTTGATCAGATTTGCCCAATCTCCACAGACGGATTACGTTAATAACGCCGTCTAGAGCAGCCATATCAGCCAGCCTCATTTTCTCCTTGAACATCACATCTTCAAGCACGCCGTAGAGGAATGGGGTACCCCAGTCCTCCCAGTCGTCCTTCTTGTAATAATCAACATATATTTTATCCATATTCAGCGCTATCATGCCGCCCTTTTTCTTAGCTGCCGCAACCACTTCCGCTGGCAATTCTTTGACAAATTGTCTAGCAGCAGCAGTTTTGGGAGACTTAATCGAATTCGCCAAATCGTGTGGAATGCGCATCCCCAGCGCGTCTGAGCCGAAGAACCTACCAAGATCACCACCAATTTTTTCTATAATGGTCGGAGACAGAAATGTGTATTTCCACGGTATTTCACGTTTCTTGGCTTTTCTTTTGTCTAGTCCGATTTTTTCTGGTGGTTCAGCGACCTTGCTTTCATCGACTGTCCCAGTCGGAGTCACGCCGCCCTTAGCCATTTCGTTAGCAGCCGGTACGGATAGAATACCGTTCTTGCGACGGACGATCACATTCGCATCACGCATTAATAGCTTCATAAAGTCGTGGGCTCTACCTTGTAGGTCAACACGTCTTGCCCACTCCCTGAAGAACCTCTCTTGCTTTTTGGTGGTATGCTGTAATTCAAGACCCTCAGCCGCAAAATCGGTCATTAGGTCAATAATATTGCGGACCATGCCGACCCTGCGATAAATAGCCTGACATGCCATGATTATCTCTGCATGTTCTGTCGGCAACTTATCGTGTGGACGGTCAAGATCATAATCGTGCCTATTGTGTCCTGCCCTCAGACTAACGTCAGTCGCTATCGTGCGAGTGGGTAAACCGTGGCTGGCATAACATGCCTCTGGCAGACTGTGGTTATTAAGACCTTGGGTGCCCTTTGTGTAAAGTTTACCTTTTGATTTGGCTGCTTCACTTTTTGGACTGGCTTTTCTCTTGGCCACGCTAACCTCCTCAGCAAATCAATGGCAATGCAATCAGACTAGAATACGATTGATTATACACCAAAGCTATATCCTCTTACCCCTCTTTACGGCCTTGAAGATACCCCCACTGCGAGCATCGTTCGCATTTCGCATACGACCTACCCCAGAGCCCCGATACATGGGTTCATCCTTCGGCGCATTTGATCGCTTAACGATATTGCCGGGCACATCCTCATAATCGATATCATTAGTCGGCGTAACTTCAGTATCATATACATGTTTATGAACCAATAGTAACGCAGTGTATCTGTCCTTCCTCAGCCTACCCTTTCGGGTCCTGCCCTCAACTGCCCCCGGCTGAACCACCTGTGGGGTATCGAATCTTTCTTTCCCAGTTGCTGTCTCGCTCATATGGATGGTGCAAAGCTCATTTTTAAGCTCCTCAATGTTGAAAACGTTATCCTCGAATGTGTCGAAAATGATACCGGCAGCCTTTTCGGCTTCGATGGCACCGTACATCTTGACACTATCGAACGCAGGAAACAATAGCGTTCTGGTCTCAAAGCTCTTGTGGAGTACTACGTTGGCCTTTTGGTTAAATTCATTGCTTTGCTGAACCAGATGCAGAATGTGCCGTCCATCGACTTCACCATCGGTTTCCTTGGGCTCATCTGGATCAATAACCTCATAGATCGGGAAATCACCATCATCAAGATTCATTAACTTTTTATTCCGCAACATCTCTGAAACAGCGTATCCACCACCCTGGCTATCCATCTCTATCCGGACGGGATTAAATATCTTGGTAACATCACGAATCTTTGAACAGCAATAGGCATAATAATCATCGTCAGTAACAAGACCATTCTTCTTCCTTTTGGAAAACTCCTTTTTGTTCACAGACCAGCAATATACCACCCTATAGTGATTCGGCCAAATTTCTAGGACAACAATAGTCAAGTTGTCTCTCTCGGCAGCGGGATCAATGCCAATAACGTACTTACGTTTCGATTGTCCCCTCATTAGTGGGGTGAAGGTAACCGGACCATCCGGTGTCTCAATCGGCTTATTCGGCCCAACGGTACATCCTTCGATCAGACTTCTTGAAAAGAACCCGTCGGAATCTTTAACAAAACAATTGTGATGAATACAACCATTGCCCATATAGCTATGATCGTCTTCTACCTCAAGATTATAAACATAGCCTTCATAGTGCTCTTCTCGATAATTTTCAATGTCAACCCAAACTTCACGACATGGTTCGACAAGATTGCCTGCGATAATCGATTCAAAAATATGCTTATACCCACCTTTAATCTTGAGCAGCCATGATTCTAATCCATCAAAATATCTATCCTCTTTGGCAAAATAGGTTCTTTTCGGTGGTCTCCTCCTAATATATGAATAGCATCCAAGAGATAAAAGAAGTCGTTTTATGTCAGAAACCAAAGATATTGAAATAGACGCAGCATGATAATCATTCGTGCCTAAGTGTCCATCCGCGTACCAATAACCACTGATAAGTCCCATCGCTCCCGATTCGGTCAAAATATTCGAACAACGTATCCTTTTGTCCTTAGCTCCACGGCCTATCAAAGCATTCAACAATTGACAAACTATCTTGCTATTTATGTGAACCCTAGTGACATTTTCATATTCTCTATTAGTAATAGTGCAATCTACCCCAAAAACTGATTTTACTGCATCTATGAATTGGTTGACATATTGTCGCTGCTTTCTATTAAATGTAATATTCACTTGAGTAAGTTTTGAATTTATATCTCCATCGCCAGCGTAAAAGCCCAATATCATACCAAGACAATAGTTAACTGGTATGTACCTTGGAATATTATTTTTGGTCCTATATCTAGTGACTTGCCTACTAGATTTATCGCTTCCCCATCTTGGGTATATGAATTCATCACCATCATAATTGGCCAAGCAATAATCTCTACAATAATCTGTAAGGTCTATCGAAAATCCATCTTTTAATTTATCTCCAACCAACTTGACCCTATCTCTGGGATGTAAATCTCTGACAGAGACAAAGCCATTATTCGTATATATCGGATGATCGATTGTGACACTAACTGCATCATTGAGACCACAATTGAATTTTGAAATAACTCCATTGTAATATCTATATTTTCTTGCAGAAACTCTTTTCCATCTACCCTTGTGTGTAAAAACGACGTCTCCTACAACAATATCTTCTATTCTCTTAACGCCATCTAGGGTATCAACCAATGATCCCGGCAACTGACAGGCACCATACTCCATGAGATATATATTTCTTGGAAGAGTGGCTTTGGCATGTGCCAACTGTCTTTTATCTAATAGGCCATCTGGTAGGTGTGTATGGGGAATACGGATTATAGCATAGTCACGATGATTGAAGCCGTCTGGAATCAGATTCTCTCCCCCAAATATTTGTGAAACTCTATCTTGATCCCCCTTGCTGCGAATGATATCCTGCCACATATCATGCTTTTTGGCAAAGTGATTAAAGGCATAATAGGCAGTACCAGAATATACGATCTGGTTGCCGTGCATTCTCCCGTCATCCGTAGTCAGTTCAGTCTTGATGTCTTTTGGGAGGTCCATTTTTGCCAGTTGCCTATCAAACGCTGCCTTCTTAGCTTCTTCTACTGGTGTCTTGGCAGTAGCAGCAAAACCACGGACGACTACGTCAAAAACATCTTCGGGAATTGATGCAAATTCGTCTGCGATTACGACGTTGGCGCGGAAACCCCTAATTTTTGTGTTGTGACTATGAAACCCGTTCGCGCAGTATTCATGGCCATCTGGGACATGCACATCGAACGTAACGCATTCATCATCTTCTATGGATACGATTTCATCGTAATAGATATTGGGGTCAGCAAGACAACGAATAGTGTCGATTCGTGGATCATCTATGTGGCCGTAAACTCTCAAAAAATTATCGACGAGAGGACGAGAAGCGGATTTCTTAATCCTTAATCTGGCTGCGCAAACAGATGTACAATTCCCCGTATTCCTCGCCGCCCTATAGTTCTCCGCAATATCTACCATATCATCCAAAATATCGGGAATATTATCATTTTGATCCATCCATCGCTTTTTCTTGTCTATGCCTGCCAGCAAGACATCTTGTTTTCTTTTGAGCCTAAAACCAATTTCAGTGGCAAAAATCAACACGTCCCTACCAGTTATCGAAAGCTCATAGCATTCTTCCCATTCATCTTTTCTTTTACGGGACTTAACATGGGCTACGATACCATAATGAAGCAATATATACTGAAGTTGTCTAACAAGCTCCTTGCTGGTATTATAAAATGTGACACCTATCTGGGTACCGCCACGTTCAGTAGTAACCTGAACAGAACCATCCGTGTCGAAAAGACCCGAAATAAATGCAGAAGTTACATCGCGAGGAGATTTAAGAATGGTTGATGGAAATCGTTTATCTTTGGTTTTGAGATGATCAAAACCAATCCCAAATTTTGTAATCAAATCGTCAATTTTCTTTTTCCCATACATATTCCAATGGACAACATCTGCTGATTGCTTAAAGCCTCCAACAACCTGAATCGCGTCTGCCAATTCCCTATCTTCCGTGGCAAAACCCAATCTGTATCCGTTTTGTCCGATAAAACATCCATCACCTGTCAATAACCCTAGTGCATACGCTTCCTCATCAGTAACTCCAGAATCACCATTGTGCCATCTGGCAGAACGATCCAACAGAATACGATCACCAACCCGCATTTGATCCATTCTAGACCAAACAATTCCGCCATTTCTGACAATTTTCAACTTATGATTGTGCGTGCCCTCAATCTCAAAACCATGGTGTGTTCTTGCCCTTTTTGTCTGCGACTTCCCATTGCAATAAGATTCATCACTCAGTCTAAATTCGCCATTGCCCCAAATTTTTCTATCACGCTCAATTGTATTGTTTGTAGTCTGATCTGCTGGTTGATCATCGGCAATGGTCCCAAAACAGTTTTCATAAGTCGTTGTGGTATAAGGACTTACGCAGCCGTCTCCCATCGGCAGAGCATATATTATGCTGTCGCCTACCCTGAAATAACATAGATCGACATTTTGTCGCGGACCAGACTTTTTGCCACCACCGACTATGTTTCGCAATACCGGTGAACTATTCCAGATAGTGTCAATGTAATTAAATACCAGCCTTGCCTGACGCAAACCAGCACCAACAATAACAACCTTCGTTCCGGGGTCTAGCAGTGCCCTCAGTACGGCATAAACTGCAAGCATAAATGATTTACTACCACCACGACATGCTATCAGCATTGGGAATGGTGTGTTCCACATCATCTGAAGAATAGCAATCTGAATA